CGATCCAACCCATCACGCCGTCGGCGACGAGCATACCGTTCTCGCACGAGGACACGAGTGGCGTGTCCATCAGGCAGCCGCAGGCGCCCGCTGCTCAGCCATCGCAAAGTGGCCTGCCGGGGCAAGGCGCGAGCACCGCGCAACCTCCGCCAAGCGCGCAGCCCGCGCTGATCCCGCCACAGCGCATGGCGACTGTTCCGGTGACGGCGGCACCTGTCGTTGCCGGCGTCAGCACGAAGGAGACCGCGGCCGGCCAACTGCAGGCGTTGTTGAGCGAGCAGTCGCCCCTGCTCATTTCCGCGCGCACGCGCGCGCAGGAAATGGCGACGGCGCGAGGGCTCCAGAATTCCAGCATCGCCGCGCAGTCTGGCGAGAAAGCGCTGATCGACTCCGCGCTGCCGATCGCTCAGTTCGACGCCGCGAGTCACTTCAACCGTACGAACGCCAATCTCGATGCGGTCAATCGCTTCGGTCTGAACGAGCAGACGATTCAAGGTCAGAAGGACCTCTCCGCCCAGGACGCCGCGCAGCGCGGCACGCTCATGGATCAGGAGACGGCGGCGCGCGTGAAGTTGCTTGCGCAGGAAGGCGCGCAGCGGCTTCAGGAAATCAGCGCGACGACCGACGCGAACATGCGCTTGCAGCAGATGGACCAAGACTTCCGGCTGCTGCAGCAGGACCGCGCTGCCGGCATCGACCTGAGTCTTGAGGACAAGCGCTTCCAGAATCAGCAGGCGCTGCTCATTGCCGAGTACGCGCAGCGCACCGGCCTCTCGCAGACCGAGCAGGTGCAAATGCTCGAGCGCATGAACCTGCAGCACGCGCAGACGTTGGAGCAGATCGCTGCGCAGGCTGCGGCGGCGCAGGCTGCCGACGTCGGCCCGAAGCTGCAAAGCCAGTACCTCGCGTCGGTCAGTGATCGCATGAACGCAGGCTCGAACGAGATTTCGCAGATTTACCAGACCCAGGGCCTCACGGCGTCGCAACAGCAGACTGCCGTGCAGAACGCCCAGAACCGCATGGCGGCGGATCTCGCGGCGCTCTCAGCGTACTACCGACAGTCGCCGTTCTGGGACCCGAACTGGGGCGCGAGCGGCATCACGAATCCGAACCCGGCGGCGCCGCCAATCATGGGCGGAAACCCGACTACTCCGGTTACGCAGGAGCCAACCGCCCGGCCGATCAACCTCTGGCCGCGCGCCAATTGGTCATGAAGGAGCGCTGATGCCCTACCCGCACGATCTGAAAAAGTCCGGCGCTGGCGTCAACGACAACGACGTCGTGCTCACGACCGAAGACGTGTCGGGGTGCAACGAGCACCTCATCCGCGCCACCGCGGGCACGGTCGACGTGGAAGTGGCGATCAACGATGGTACCGTTGGCGGCGCCACGTACACCGATTCCGCAACGTTCCCGATCTCGGTGATGAAATTGAACGTCACCAATCCGTCCACGTGGTCGCTCACGATCGCAGCCGGCGAGATCGCGGTGCTCGTTGGTCGTTTCGATCGCGTGCGGCTCAGGCAGAACGGCGCGACCGCAGCCGCGGCGCATATCTCCAGTTACATCCGGTAACGCCACTCTTTCAAGGAGTTTGTCATGGCGAACAGTTGGTACGACGCAGGATTGGAAGGCTTCGCCGGCGGCGACGTCGCCTGGGACACGAGCGACATCCGCCTCATCTGCATCGACGAAGCGGACGACACCATCGACCTGGTGAATGACGACTTTCTCGACGACCGTGCGGCGGCCTCGCGAGTTGCCGTCAGCGGCTCGTTCGGCACCAAGACGAACACCGACGGCTACCTCGATGCGGCCGATATCACCCTGACCTCGGTGAGCGGCGACCCGTTCGAGAGCATCGACATCTACTGCCACGACGGCGGCGCTGACTCGGCGCGTCGGTTGCTCCTGAACTTCGACACAGCGACCGGGCTGCCGCTCACGCCGGATGGCGGCAACGTCACCGTGCAGTGGGACAACGGCACGAACCGCATCGCACGGCTGTAAGCCATGAACCCCAAGGGGGAGTTGACGCTTGTGCGCGACTCGTTCGATCCGACGCGGACGCTGATCGTCCTAAACGGCAAGGCTGTGGCGTCTGTGCCGTGGCAAACATGCGACGAAATCGCAAAGAGTTTCACGCGTGCAGCTCGCGCTGGCGAGGAACAGGAGAAGGCAAACAGCATCGTGCTTGCCGAAGCCGCGCTGATTCGCTCCGGCGCGCCGTTCTCGCTCACGAGCGATTCAAAGATTCGCGACGATGCCTTCACGGAAGCCCAATGGAACTCTCACATGCGCAAGCGCATGCCCATGCGTGGAGCACCATCCAAGAAGCGGCTCGGCACGCCGACCATCATCAAGCATCGAACAATCGGAGGGAATGGACATGTCTGATCGAAGCAACCCTGAAGTTCTTGCCGCGCGCGAAGCGCGTCAGCAGGAGATCGCGACTGTCGAGACGGAGGTCGCTGGGCTGGAGGCGAAACGCGCGGACTTCGAAGCAACGCGCGTGGAGGCATTGCGTCAGGGACGGCTCGTGTGCGCCGATCTCGACGCGAAGCGTCAGCGACTCGATGGGCTGAAGCGTTCGCTCGGCGAGCCAGCGTAATCGCGTGTGGCAGACATTCGGATAGGTCGGGCGTTTGGATGGGAGAACAACGCCCAGATCATTCAAGTCTCTGACGCCCAGACCGGCGTAGCGCTCGACTATGACGTTGGCGCGCAAGTCACCGGCGAACAGTCGATCGCTCTGACATCTGGCAGTTTGCCAGGGTGTTCTTTTGATCCGCAGACGAAGCGGATTACCGGCACGCCGACGACGCCAGGCTCATACGACCTTTCTTTTACAGCAGACGATGGCCAGAACACGGTCGTCGCAGACTGGCAATCTCGCATCGGCGGGCCGGGCGTCGTCTGGTATCACGGGTTCGAGTCGGACAACGAGGTAAATAACTTTCGCTGGACGCCGACGATTGGAAACAATCCGCAGGGCGTCACAACACCCAGTTACACGGGGCTTGTTCGTCGGATCACTACAGACGGCTCAGATAAGGGCTCTGGCGTGTCGTGTCTCGAGGTGGTGCGCCTTTCTGGATCAAGCGATGGGTCTGATTGGTGGCGACCGATGTCGCCGCTTGTAGGCGGGACAACATCCGGCAATGGTCGCGGGGTTGGTCAGAATGACCCCGGCGCTGGCGGCACTATTATTCCGAGAGCTTTCTCTCCGACCCAAGGTGGTAGCCAGACCGCAGGCTTTTCTCCAGGTCGTTATGGCAATTCCATCTATCACGGCGAGGGCGGATTCGACGGCACCGAATACTACTTGCAGATGAGGGTCAAGATCGACCCTTTGCGCTGGCAGGGTATCAATGCGAATGCTGTGTACGGGAAACTCATCTACCTGACGCGCACCGATCGTTCGCTAACCGACCAAGAGATCAATACAGAGACCGCTCGCATCATTGGTGGGAACAGTTACTTTTCGATGTATCGAAGCGGCAGCCCCGGGCTCCCCCAAGACCCTCCGGGAGTTTCGGTTCACGGGAATCAGCCGGGCACTCAGTTTGGCACTGTCGGTGATGGCGTCTGCCGGTTCGACAACAACGGCGGTCGGCTCGCGAACTGCTGGTTCTGGCCTTCTGGCCAATGGACAACAGTTCTCTATCACGTCAGGCCCGGCACCTCGACTGGTCCGCTAGGGAGCAGCAGCGGCAACAATGACACTCTGGTAGAGGTATGGGTGGCGGTTCAGGGCGCAACTTCCTACACGAAAATCTGGGAGCAAGCGGGCGTCGACCTGCCGTTCGACAACTTCCACGGTCACAACGCTGTGATCGCGTCGATCTACGAGGGCGGTGAGCCCGGAACCGGCTGGTATCACCGTTACGACCAGATCATTTTCTCGAAGCAGTTCATCCCCTGCCCGCAGGTGTGGTGATGGCGGCGTCTGCCAAAACAATCAGGTTTGTTGTGTCAGATCCTTCCGCGTTGGCGACGGCATGTGCCGCGCTGGCTTCTGGCGCGAATGCGGCGTTCGCGTCTGGCCAACAGTCGTCGTTCACTGAAAACGATTTGTCGTGGCAGACCGCGTTCTATCACGACGACGGCCACGGGCTTATCCACCTCATGGGAAAGCCCGCGAACTCGGACACGCAGTGGAAGCACCAGTACTACACGGTTGCCACGAACACGTGGACAGTAGTTCTGACCGGGGCATGGAACAATCCGGGGCACATCTACGGCAACTTCACGATGGACTTCGTGACCGGCGATGTGTTCCAGCAGCGCGGCTTTAACGGCGTCGACAATGTGCGTCGACTTCGCCGTTGGGACTACACGCAGCGCGCGAGCGGCGCGGCAGCGTGGGGGCTTGCCCCGATCAATCAGGACATGTTCACCGGCAACGAGGACAATCACGGTAACGGTGTCTGTTATCACCCGAACCTCTACGGAACGAACGACGGCGGTGCGATTTGGAGCACGCAGTCACAGATTCATTTCTGGCGCCGCAACACGGATGGTCGTCAAACCATCGGCTACACCTACGGCGCTTATGGCGAGAAGGAAGGCGCGAACTGTTATTGGCCCGCGCAGAATTCGTGTTTCGTAGGCGGTTCCGCCGGTCCCGACGGCAACAATTTGCTGCGCGTGACGCCAAATGTCAGCGCAGGCGGCACGCCTGTACTGGCCAACATGGGCACACCGCCGATTCGTTGTCAGGGCGCTTCGCATCTTGGCGGGTCTGGATTCGGGTCTCTGCATGTACACCCAGGAAATCCCAACAAGATGCTGTTGATAGAGACAGCGGGTTCTCGCGTCTACGAGACGAGCAATGGGTCAACTTGGACCCAGATCAGCAATCACCCGTTCACGATGGTGCCGCGTGTGCTGTGTTCGCTGCGCGGCGGCTTGGGTTGCGTGTGGGCGATCGGTCGTAACAGCGGCGGCACGCACTATTCGCAACTTTGGAAGCCGGCACCGTAAATGGCGCAAGCATTCAAAGACTTTAGCGGGTATTCGACCGGAGCCATTGGGTCTGTATCCGGCGGCGATTTCAGCGTGCAGGTCGCTGGCGGCGGTAACTGGACGCAGAACTGCGAGGATGTCAGCGGTACGAAGATGTTGCGCATCACACGCACGTCGTCTGGTACCGCCGGGAATCTTGTTGTGTGCGATGCGCTAGGCGCAGCCACGTCTGGCGACATCGAAGTCGTCGTCAAGATGCGGCGCGGGGCGAATCCTGACAGCGCCGCCATAGACGGACCGACCCTTTCTGATTCCTCCGGTAATTCCTACGGCATCGCTTGGGGGGATTCTGGCGGGCAGTTTCAACTAGGGCGATGGTCGTCTCTGACGGGCTCGCCTACGCAGATAGGCTCTGACTTCGGCACCGGTATCGGTGCGAACACTTGGTTTTGGGTTCGTCTTGGTCGAAGCGGTACCACGATTCGCGCGAAAGCGTGGGCGGATGGTTCCGGTGAGCCTGGTTCGTGGCAGACATCTGGCACAGACACCAATATCACCAGCGTCAAGGCAGGATTCGCGTGCGCCGAGTACCAATGGACGCCGTATGACTGCGGCGCATTTGGTGTTGGCACTGGTGGAGATGCTGCGCCGACGAGCGGTGGTGGTCTCGTCACACAGTCTGGTCTTGCAAGTGCCGCCGCGTATGGGTCCCATGCTATCGCAAACACTGTCGAGAGCGCGCAACCGAGCGGTATTGCGACGAGCACGGTGTACGGCTCGCACACGCTCTCGAAAGTTGCCGCGCGCACGTTAGGCCCTGTTGGCAATCTCAGCTCCTCTGCGTTGTACGGTTCTCATTCCATCGCGTCGAGCGGAGCGATTCAGTACGTTCAGCCATCAGGCATAGGCACGTCGAGCGCCTTCGGTACTCACGCGTTGGCAAAAGTTGCGGCGCGCAGTCTTGGACCTGTCGGGAATCTGGGGTCAGCAGCGGTCTACGGCACGCAGACCGCCGCCAAGACGGCCGCGTCCGAGGGCATACCGAGCGCGGTTGTTTACGGCACGCATCAAATAGCGAGCCAGGGTACAGATGTCATCGGGCATCAGGGGAAGTCGAGCGCGGCCGTCTATGGGTCGCACACGGTGGCAAAGGTTGCTGCCCAGGTCGTACCGCCTGCAGGAAACTCGAGCGCGGCGGTGTACGGCTCGCACGCGCTGACGATCTCTGGCGTGGCCGCCATTGCGCCGAGCGGCCTGGTGTCGCCGGCTATCTACGGCGCTCCGACGGTGGCGCTCGCGAACAAGTTAATTGGGATGACTGGCATTTCGAGCGCGGGCATCGGAGGTATCCCAAAGATGCTTGGCGGCGCGGCGCCGACGGGCAACGGAATGTCCGCGCGTTGCCGCTGGCGGCGATCGAGGCCGCGCAGGAGTCGTGCGGCGTGAGTGCGCCAACCATCCGGCAAGCCACGCACGCTGACATCCCCGTATTGATAGAACTGTTCCTGCGCTTGAAGCGCGCGTCGCCGTACGTGACCGCTCCGCACAGCCTAGAGCGCGCTCGCGCGACCATGCGGCGGTGCATTTCCTCGCCAAGCGGTTACCTTGCGCTGGCGGAGCACCAGGGCAAGATCGTAGGCGCGCTCATGGGCGAGACGATCGAGTATTGGTGGAGCGGGCGGCACTATGCGACGGATCACTCGATGTTTTCGACGATGCCAGGCGCTGGAAGCGCGCTCGTCGAGGACTTCTGCAGGTGGGCATGGTCCCGGCCGAATGTCCTCGAAGTGCTGGTCGGGCAGTCGAGCGGCGATGAGCCGGCGCGCACTCGTGCGCTGTTCGAGCATCTCGGGTTCGAGTACGCCGGGGGGCTCTTCCGGCTCGCACGCTACGACGCGATGAGAGGTGCGGCATGAGCGGAGTAGCGAAGAAGATCAAGAAAACCTTCAAGAAGGTGTGGAAGTCCCTGAAGAAAGTGGTCACGGTCGTCGCGATCGCCGCCGCCGTGTACTTCACCGCCGGCCTCGCGCTATCCGCCTTTCCCGCGACCGCGAGCTTCGCGGCGTCGATGCCGGGATTCGCCGGAGGAGGATTCATGGGCCTGGGCATTGGCTCGGGCGCGACCGCGGGTACCGGCATTTTCACGAAGGTCGCGGCGAAGTTCGGACTCGCGGCAATCGGCAAGGGCGGCGGGCTCGTCGGCGGCGCGCTGGCGTCTGGCACGAGCACGGCTGCGCTCGCGAACGCAGGAATCTCGGCCGCGCAGCTTGGCGCGGGCGCGGCGTCGGCCGCGAACTCGGGGCTGATTTCTGGCGCTGCGGCCAGTGCGTCACAGGCCGTTGCACCGGCTGCCGTAGCCTCGGCGTCCGGTGCGCCGCTCGCTGCCACGAAGGCTGGCGTAGAGGCGGGCGTCGCGCTCAGTACGGGCAGCGCGGTCGGCCCCGCGGCCAGTGCGGGCATGGCGCTGTCCGACAAGTTGCTGCTCGCGAGCACCGGACTGAAAGCCGTCAGCGGGCTGCTCGCGCCGTCGCCCCGTGAAATCGCCGACGCGCAAAAGCGCTGGTCCGGCGCATTTTACGGTGACGAAGGTGGGGGCGCAGCAGCGCCGCCTCCTCCGCCGCTGATTCCCCTGCCCTCGACCGCGGCCGCCAAAGTGAAGCCGCCATCGGGCGCGAAGCGCACGGTGCCGTCGGACACGAGTGCCGCACGCAACGCCCTCATCAGTCCGAGCTATCGCTACGGTCAGACCGGCAGCGGCAAGCCGGCGAGCGTTGTCGACGCTGAATTCGGCGTGCAGGAGAGCGCGGCGTGAAGCCGAAGGAGAAAGCCGGCAAGGCGAAGCGCAACGTCGGGCGCATGAGCGCGCCGGTCACGCCTGCGCCTCGACGAGATCCGGCGCAGGTGCGTCCGCGGCTGCTCCCCGGCACCGATGAAACGAGCGGCGAGTTCGCGGCGGCGCCCAGCGAGCAGGCGGAACTCGAACAGGTCGTCGACAAGGCCATGCGCATGATCCACGGGCGGGATTCCCGCGATCAGACGTTGCGCGCGCTCCATGATCCGTCGGCGACGGTGGCGGAAACCGTCGGCCGTGCCGCGTATCGCGTGCTCTCAGCCGTGAGCGATCAGAAGCGAGCGACGACCAAGGAACCTGTGTCGGAGACCGTGCTGCAGGAGGCCGCCGGCTACGTCGTGCCGGAACTACTGAAGGTCGGCATAGCCGCGGGACTGTTCCCGATCGAGGACGACTCCGAGTCTCGCGATGAAGTCGGCGACACCGATTCCGAGTTCGACGAGCAAGTGCGCCTAGCCATGCTCGAGGCGACCAAAGCGTACGGCGAGAACGAACTGCGCGGGCCGAACGGCGCGCGGCGCAGCGAGGAAGCGCAGGACGAGTGGACGCGGGGCGTCGCGCAGGAAGTCAGCAGCGGTAGCGCCGATCCCGAGTTCATGCAGATGGCGCAGAGCCAGCTCGCGCCGCCGCAGCAACAGCAAAAGCTGATCGAGGAGGGCGCCTGATGGGCCTGAACTGGTCGCGCGCGCTGGAAGGAGCTGCGGAAGGTGTCGCTGTGATGGGCGCCCACCAGGCACGCCGCGAGGATCAGGAAATCGAGCAGTTGCGGCAGGAGAACTTCGCCCGCCTTACCGCGGGGTTGGCGATGGAGCGAGACCGCGCGAACAACGCCGACATCGACAAGCGGCAAAAGGACCGCGACGCCGCGATCGAGGATCGGCAGGACAGGCGTGACGCCGCCATGTTTGGCCGCCAGCAGAAACTCATCGAGTCGCAGGAGGCGCGCGAGGACATGCGCAATGCGCGCGCGATGGAACTCGACGAGCGCCGCTCGATGCGCGAGAGGCTGGCCGACGCCAAGGCGCGCGCGGGTGAACTTCGGAAGCAAGAAGCTGATGCGCTCGCTGAACTCGAAGCGCTCGAAACCTCGACGATCGCCGATCCGAAGGTGATAGCGCGCCGGCGCCGACAGCTCGAGGAAATAGTCGGCGACCGGCAACTGGCCGAGCGTGACATCGTGCGCTTCCAGCAGCGTGGTATGCCTACACCGCCGCGCCGCGGTCAACCGTTCGCCCCATCGAAAGACCCGTTCGAGTTCGGTCCACAGCTCATCCCAACGCAACCGGGGCGCTGATGGCCTACGACTGGCTCGCCGACGCGGAACGCGAGCCTTCCGACAACGAAGGCTTCGAGTGGGTCCGCGATCCAAATGATGGGCTCTGGTACGAGTTGCCGCAGGTCACGCGGCGCGCGTCGTCATACCTGATCGACCCTGAAGATGCGGTCGGCGCGGACTCGGGCGCCCCGCAACTCATACCGACGTCGCCTCCACAGGAGAAGTCGAGTTTTTTCGGTTCGCTGTTCGACATCGAAATGGCGGACCTTGGCAAACTGCTCGGCGCCGAGGGGATTTCGATGGTCAGGGGGGCGTCGCCGGTCAGTATGGCGTCGTTCGGTGAGCCGGCATCGTTCGGGCTCGATCCGACGCTGCTTGAAGCTCAGGCCGAACTCGCGAGCCCGGAGAGCCGCAAGGCAATCGACGCCGAACTCGCTGGACAGGAGAAGGCGCTGCTGGAGTCGCGATCGCCGGGCTCTCAGGCGATAGACCAAGAGTCCTATGCACGCTGGCCCGAACCCGGCGAGCAAGGCTCGAGGGTCACGAAGTTTCTCGATGCGATGGCGCCGAGCAATCCGCTTGCGATCGGCGCGGTCGCGTTGCGCGAGGCGTTCCCAAATACCCCGTTCATTGGGCGCGACGCCAAATTGGGCGACTTCAGCGCGGCGAAGATCGCTCAGGACGTGACACGCAGTCTGCCAAGCACAGCGGCTGGTATTGCCGCAGGCGGCGGCATCAGCAGCGTGGGGCGAAACCTCGCTGCCAGCGTCCTCCGTCGGGAAGCTGTAGAGCGAGCCGCTACCGAGGGTAGTGAACAGGCTGTGCGGCAACTCGCTCGCTTGCAGCGCATCGACAGGGTGATTTCCGGCGCTGGCTACGGCGCTGGCGAAGCTGTTATCGCCGCTCCACAGGCCGCGCAGGACGTGCGCGACGAGATACTCGAACTGCCCGCAGAACTGCTGTTCGAGAGCAATCGCTTCCGCGAAATCTACGATGCCGCTCGCGAGTTGCCGGAAGCCGAGCGTATTGCCTACGCCCGCGACACGCTCGCGAACGAGCTCGGCAATGCCGCGGGGTTTCGTGTCGCGGCAGTCACGTTCGCGACGGGTCCGCTCGCTGCCGATGTGGCCGCGCGCGCCGGCCGTCTGATGGAAGGTCGCACCGCACAGGAGGCGATCGCTGCCAGCCGAGGTCGAGCCAAGCAGGCGCTCGTGTCAGGTGCCCAGGAAGCCGGGCAGGAATTCGTACAGAGCGGCGGGCAGGAGTTCGTGTCCGCCGAACAGGTTCGTACCGTCGATCCGACTGTCGACTCGCAGATGCGCATGGTCGAGGGGGCGATCGGCGGCATGTTCGCTGGCAGTGTGATGGGCGCTGGCGTCGGTGCGCTGACCGGAGGAAAGCGGCCCGCACTTGGCCGCGAGGCGCCGGCAGGTGTTCAACTTCCACAAGGGGAGAGCCCTGATCCCGTTGCCGGGCCAGCGGCTCAGGCAAGTATGGCTGACGTGAGCCGGCTGGCTCGCGCCGCCCGCGAGGCCGGCGTCGATCCGGCGGCGCTGCGCGAGGTCTCGCAGGCCGTCATCCGCAAACAGGTGGCGCCAGCCGAGGCCGCGGAAGCCCTGAATTCGCTCATTGAAGCAGCCCGCCAGACCGCCGCAGAGGCTGCTACGGCGGAGCAAGAGCCCCCAGCCACGGAGACCCCCGCAGAGCCCGCCGAGCCGCCGCTGCCCGCCCAGGGCGAGCCGGATATGGCTGCCACGCCGGCTGCTCTCCTTGCAGAAGAGACCGTGAAGGCCAGGTTCAAGCGGGAACTGCTGGCGGACGTTCCGGCTGCCTTGGAGCGCTATGCGGCGCTGCCGGGCACGGACAACGGCAGGATCCTCGCGCCGGACATGGCGAAGCGCCTGTCGCCCGAGTACGTGGCTGATCGGACGCTCTCCGATGAGGTGGCGCCAGGCGCCTCGCACCTGATGCAGGCTGCTTTCGACCAGGCGATCCAGCAGCCGGCGCCAGCGGGCAAGCAGAACTACGTCGTGTTGACCTCCGGCGGTACCGGGGCAGGCAAATCGACGATTGCCGCTGACGTGCCGGAGTACGGCGAGGCCCAGGTCGTGTACGACACGAACCTCGCGAGCTTTGAAGTGGCGAAGCGCCGAATAGACGCCGCGCGCGACGCCGGCAAGAGCGTCTACATCGTGCACGTCTATCGCGATCCGACGGAAAGTTTCCGTCAGGGCGTGCTGCCGCGCGCGATGGGCGCAGAAGGGCGGCCAATCACCGTCGAAAGCCATGCGCGCACGCACGCTCAGTCGAACGAGGTCGTGCGTCGGCTCGCGGCGGAATATGCCAGCGACGCAGGCGTCACCGTCGAGATAATCGACAATTCCCGCGGGCCAGGGAAGGCGAGCAAGATCGCGGTCGAGGCGCTGCCGGCGGTGGAGTACAATGCGACTCGTGACGCAGCCCAACAGCAACTCGAAGAAGCCTACGACGCCGACGAAATCTCCGACCGCATCTACCGCGCCAGCGGCGGGCAGCGCACAGCGCGATCAGTCGTTCCGCGCGTGGAGCGATCGGGCGACGAAATCAGCGGTGGACGCGCTGAACCAGAAGTTCGGGCCGAAGTAGATGGATTTTCGCCGGGAAGTGATCGGCGGAATCCGAATCCTGATTCTCGACGAGGCGTCCGAAATACCCCCCGAGGTGTGGAACGCGAAGCCGGCAGCGCCGAGCACGGCAGTCGTGCGGACGCCGGACCCAATGAGGCTTCCCGGCCCCTTGCCCAAGATCGGTCCGCTGCCACCGAAGTAGCGGCCGACGCCGCGCCGGCAGAAGAACCAGCAGAGGAATTCGACAGCGATCACGTTGTCGACCGTGGCGCATACACCGGCGCCTACGACCACGACGCGAGAGTGGCTTCGCTGCGCGCGAAGCTGCGCGGCGACAAGGCGTTCAAGGCGGCGTTCAAGTCTCCCAACGGCAACGACAACGCGCACGTCGAATCTGGCCCCGCCATCTCGTTCTTGGACGGATGGGAGGACGCGGCGGCGGGCAAGCCGATCGACGAGGCGCGCATTTCTCGCCCTACGGCAGATATGAAGCCGTGGGGCTTCAACCCGGTCGACTCCTACCGCAGCGGGTACGAAAGCCAGAAAGCCGGGGAGCCGCGCCGGCTTCGCGTACTCGATCCGATCGAAACGCCCGACAAAGCCCCGGCCGCTGCAGCGCCGACCGAGGCGCAGCCTGAAACTGACGTCGCCAAGATCTTCGAGAAGATGCTGCTCGCCGGCGCGCCAACGCGGCTCGCGGAGTTCCGCAGGGCCTATGGCGAGTCGCTCGGACGCGCGGTTATCCCGCGAGACTTCAAGACCGTCGACGAGCTCGTCGAGCGCGCGTTGGTGACGGTCGCGCGCCGCATCGTTGATAACGCGAAGTCGCCGGCCGAAGCCTTCGACAAGCTGGTAGCGCTGTATCAGTCGCAGCCGACTCTGAGCACGCGCACGTCGACAAGCATCGAAAATCAGGCGTACTCGACGCCAGCACCGCTCGCCTACCTCGCTTCGCGCCTTGCCGGCATCACGAAAGACACGTTCGTGCTCGAGCCGAGCGCGGGCAACGGCATGCTGCTGATCGAGGCGAATCCGAAGAACACGCACGCGGTCGAACTCAACGAAGAGAGGGCGGAGTCGCTGCGCGCGCAGGGGTTCGCGCCGGTCGTTGGCGACGCGCTGTGGCCGTCATCTGCACCGGACCACGAGCAGGATGTCGTGATTGCGAATCCCCCGTTCGGCGTCGTCAAGACCGACCAGGGCGACTCGCAGACGTTCTCGATCGACGTCGGCATGGGGCAGATGCGCACGACCGAGATCGACCACGCGATCGCGCTCACGGCGTTGAAGCACATGAAGGTCGACGGGCGCGCCGTGCTCATCATCGGCGGGATCAACAGACTCGCGAAGTCGCAGGAGGCGCGATCGGACGCTTACAACGGCGCGGCGAAGCGCAAGTTCTTCTTCAACCTGCAGCGCCTTTACAACGTCGTCGACCACTTCACCGTGTCCGGCGACCTGTACGCGAAGCAGGGCGCGGGCTGGCCGGTCGATATCATCGTGATCGACGGGCGGAGGCCGTCTGTAAGGGCGCTCCCGGCTGTCGATGTGCCTCGGGTGTACAATTCCTGGGCGGACCTGAAACCGCTGCTTGAGGCGACCAATGAGCGCAATGATCGCATGGGCACCGACACCGCTGCGGCGGTGGACGCGGCTGACCGCGGTGCTGTGCGCGCCGGGGCAGACGATGCAGCGCTCGACGTACCTGTCGCTGCTCGGGGAGCGGATACAGCGGATGGTGGACGCAGCGCAGAGCCCGCAGGAAGCGGCGTCCAACCTGCAGACGTGGCTGCACGAACTGGGGCTCGTGTCGGACCTCGGCCACGTGCCAGCGAGCGAAGCGGGGAACCGGCTGGTGTGGAGCAATCCAGCGGTGGAAGAGAAGCTCGGCAACTTGGGCTTCCTGCGGAACCTGCCGGAGCAAGTAGCGGAGATGCCGGAAGCGCGCCAGCAGACGGACCTCGATCAGAGCGACCCGCTCGGCCGGCTCGCGCTGTGGACGAGCGACCTGCACGCGACGATGACGAAGTAACGACCGGCGGGCAAACCGCCTACAGACCTTCCAGCGCTGTCGAGGCCATCGGCACGCTCGTTCCCTCGAACATGCGCACGGCGATTGCCGACGCGCTCACGGATATGTCCGCGCGCGCCGGCAGCATCGACGAGTACGTCGCGCGCGAGCTCGGGTACGAGCCCGCGGAACTCGGCCGCTACTTCTCCGCGGAGCAGGTCGACGCGCTGGCGTTAGCGCTCGACCAAATGAGCCGTGGATCGGGCTTCATCATCGGCGACCAGACCGGCGTCGGCAAAGGCCGGTTTGTGGCCGGCATCATCCGCTACGCGCTGAAGAACGGCCGCATTCCGATCTTCGTCACGGAGAAGCCGAACCTATACGCGGACATCGTTCGCGACCTGCGTGACATCGCACACAAGGACATCCGTCCGCTGATGACGAATGCCGGCGAGCGCGTGCCGATCGACGACAGCGGTAATGAACTGCGCACCCAAGGCAATTCGCCGCATAACGCGCTGTTGAACAGAATCGCCGGCAGCGCCGACCTCGGCGAGTTCAACATCGTGTTCACGACCTACAACCAGATGCAGACACTCAAGGGCAAGCCCACCGAGCGCATGCTGCTGCTGCAGGCACTGGCGCCGAACGCGATCGTCATCTTCGACGAGTCGCATAACGCTGGCGGTAGCGACGCCGAAAGGCGCTCTCGCAATCAGAAGGCCGCCGACGGGGGCAGCCCCAAGACTGGACGAGCGGCGTTCGCGCGCGCGCTGGCAAGCACAGCAAAAGGCGTCGTGTACTCGTCGGCAACCTACGCCAAGCGCCCGTCGGTCATGGACCTGTACTTCAAGACCGACATGAGCCTCGCCGTCGAAGGCGACGCGACGAAACTGCCAGCGGCGATCGCCCTTGGCGGCGTGCCGCTACAACAAGCGGTGGCTTCGATGCTCGCGAGGTCCGGTCAGTACATCCGCCGCGAACGCACGTTTGAAGGCGTCGAGTACAACACGCCCGTTGTCGGCGTGGATCGGTCGGCGGCCGAGTCCATTTCCGCGATGATGCTGGCGGTCAAGCAATTCGACGACGCGAAGGCTGGCGCGGTCGATGCGCTGAAACGGGCGGCGAAGGCCGAAGCGAAGGTCGTGACCGGGAGCACGGCGACGGGGGCGGCCGGCGCGCACTCGACGAACTTCACCTCGGTCATGCACAACCTGATCGATCAGATGCTTCTGGCTCTGAAAGCCGATAAGGCGGCGGACCTCGCGCTCGAAGCGTTGAAGCGCGGCGAGAAGCCGGTCGTCACCGTCTCGAACACGATGGGCTCGTTCATCGAAGAGTACGCGGACGCAGCAGGACTCGCCGGCGGCGATGCGATCACGCTCACCTTCCGCGACCTGATGCTCCGCTACTTGGCGAAGTCGCGCGAAGTCCAGGTCAAGGACCACACCGGCAAAGCGACGCGCCACTACCTGACGGACGAAGAACTCGGCGCCGCGGGGCTGTACATGTACAACAGTGCCCGCACGGTGATCGACGAGTCCCCGCAGATTCAGGCGGTGCCGATCAGCCCGATCGACTGGATTCATCACCGGCTGCGCGAAGCCGGGTACTCGTCGGGTGAGATCACCGGGCGATCGCACACGATCGAGTACGGGAAGAACGGCAAGGCCACGTACAAGCTGCGATCGAGCAAGGACACCTCGATACGAGCGCGGCGCAACGCCATCGACAACTTCAACAGCGGGAAGCTGGACGCGCTCGTCCTGAACCAGTCCGGCGCGACCGGCCTGTCACTGCATGCCAGCGAGAAGTTCAAGGACAAGCGGCGCCGGCGCATGGTCATCGCCCAGGCGGAAAAGAACATCGACACGCACATGCAGATGCTTGGCCGGGTGCATCGCACCGGCCAAGTCATTGCGCCAGCCTACGATCAACTTGTCGCCGACGTGCCCGCCGAGAAGCGCCCGGCGGCTGTACTCGCGAAGAAGATGGCGAGCCTGAACGCGAATACAACGGCCTCGCGCTCGAGCCAGTTCACGAGCAAGGAGACCGTCGACTTCCTGAACATCTACGGCGATGAAGTCGCCGCGCAGTTGATGACCGACCTACCGGAGATTCACCTGAAGCTCGGCGAGCCGCTGGCCGCGGGCGAAAACGGGCTCGAACGCATCGACGCCGCGCGCAAGGTCACCGGGCGCATCCCCATGCTGCCGGTCGACGAGCAGGAGTCGCTGTACGACCTCATCGAGAACGCCTACGCCGATCGTTTGCAACAGGCGGAGGCAATGGGCGAGAACGCGCTGGAAGCCAAGACGCTGCCGCTCGATGCGCGGACGGTCGAGCGCCGCGTGATTTTCGACGGCAAGCAGGGGGCGAGCCCGTTCGCGGCCGGCGCCGTGGCCGAAGTCGTCGACGTGAAGCGCCTGGGCAAACCGTACACGTCGGAGAAGGTGCGCGAGCTCGTGGCGTCGACTCTCGAACAGCCCGCAGACAGCACGCTTTCAGCCCTGTCGCGCGCGGGGGAGTCGGCGCGAGCCGAAGTCGTGAAGGACGTGACGGCGAAGTTCGAGAAGTATCTGACGGCCGAAGAGACGCGGATGCTGGAGTCGGACATGCCGGAAGCCGCCCGTGAAGGGCGGGTCGGCGCATTACGTGGAATCAATGCGCGCTGGCGCGAACTCTCGTACACGCTGCACGTAGGCGGAAGCTACGAACTCACGATGGAGGATGGCACGACGCTCTATGGCGTGGTGACCGAGATCCGCCACAAGAAGGGCGTGAAGATGCCGGTCGCGCTCGGCTCGTGGATCGCACACTTCGCCGTGGCCGACGGCGCGCGCACATTGAGCATTCCGTTCTCGCGTATGTCCACACGCCAAGCAGCGGTCGCGGGCATGGGCACGGTGACGGTCGAGCGTGCCAGCCGTCACCCGCTGACTGGCGCAACGATTGAACAGATGTTCGACGACGGCCAGACCCTTAGCCGCGAACAGCGCGTCGTCGTGACCGGGAACCTGCTCGCCGGCTACTCGCAGATGAAGCGCGGGCAGATCGTGAACTACACCGATGCCGGCGGCCGGACGCTGCAAGGCATCCTCATGCCTCGCTCGTTCAACCTCGCCGAGTTCACGGCGGAAGCGCCGGTAACGGTTACCGCAGATCAGGCCATCAAACTGCTGCGCGCCGAGTACAGCTCGATCGTGCGCACGGCCGATGGGCTGGCACAGGTGTCACGAGCTGGCGGTGACTTCGCGATCTCTGTGCCGCGCAGCAAAGCGGAGGGCGGGAAGTATTTTCTCGATCGCGGCCTGCGCGAGATCGTCGGGGATTTCGTGAGCACGTCGAGCGCGATGCGCGTGCTCGTGCCGGGGAGCCTCGTGTCCGGCGCCCTGGACTACATCAACACACAGATGGGCCAGCGGCTTGAGGTCGTCACCCATCGCGAGGCAGCGATTCGCGTCGGCGGAACCGCCATCGGCTCGCGCAAGGTGGAAGCGAAACCAGCCGAGCCGGAGCCTCTGTATTCCCGAGCCCCGGTGTTCTATTCGACTGCCCTTGCAACCGCCGAAGCGCTGCCGCTGCGCAAGGCGAGCGGTCAACAGTGGTACGCAACGCTCTCGAAGCGCCCCGGCGTGAAGCCGGATGAGCTCGACTGGATGGGGCTGAAGGAATGGCTCGGCGATCGCGCTGGCGTGACAAAGGACGAACTGATCGAGTTCATGCGCGCGAACGAAATCAACATCGAGGAAACGGAGCTCGGCGGCGACCAAGACCCGCGTGTGACGGCGGTGAAGCGCCTGCTCGCCGCCGGCTACGAAATCGACGACGACTACACAGCGGTCATCACGAAGAACGGCGAGGACGTCCGTGACGAGGACATGACCGCTGCCGAGCTCGCCGATTGGGAATTCGTGCGCAACGACCTTCCGAATGCCGATGCTACGGGGGAGCCTCTCGCCACCAAGTACGACGAATACACGCTGCCCGGCGGCAAGAACTATCGCGAGCTGATGTTGCGGTTACCCGCGCGAGACACGGTTACGCAAGTGCCATCCCCGGCCCCGGCGGGATGGGGCGACACAGACGGCGGGAATGTCGGTGTAGCGCGGCGAGGGAATATCAAGGCCGACTTTCGCGGCGGTCACTTCGACGAGCCCAACGTCATTGCGCATGTGCGCTTCAACGAGCGCATCGACGCCGATGGCAAGCGAGTGCTGTTCATCGAGGAGATTCAGAGCGACTGGCATCAGGCCGGCCGCCGGCGTGGCTATCGCGGGCGGCAGACACCGCGGCCGACGCTAGATGATGTGGCGCGCGAGGTCTACGGGCGACCGTACTCCGAACTGGACGAGCCGACTCGGGCGGCAGTAGACAGCGAACACGCAGCGCGCGAGCGCGGGACTGGTGGCGCAGCGCCCGCGACGGATGGCGGGAATGCGGTGCCCGACGCGCCATTCAAGACGACATGGCACGAACTCGCGCTCAAACGGATGATCCGCTACGCCGCGGAAAGCGGTTTCGATCGCGTCGCGTGGACGACGGGGCAGACGCAGGCCGATCGCTACAGCCTTCGAAAGCGCCTGTCCGCGATCTACTACAGCGGCAGCAACTTCTCTGCGGTCGACCACAACGGGAAGGAGGTCATCCGGCGTACTGGCGTCACTCGCGAAGAACTCCCCGAATTGATAGGGAAGGCAGCAGCAGATCGCCTGTTAGCGAAGGAGCCTGACGGAACCCTTCGGTCGCTCGAAGGCGAGGATCTGGAAGTCGGCGGCGAAGGCATGCTCACGTTCTACGACAGCATGCTCGTCGTAGCCGCCAACAAGTACGTGAAGAAATGGGGCGCGAAAGTCGGGTCCACGACGATCAAGGCCGACAACGCGCCGGAGGAAGTGGTCGCGCGCACGGCCGCATCCGATCCGAAGCATCCGCTGGTCGTGAAAAACCGCCTGCCTGTTCACTCGGTCGACGTCACGCCGGCCATGCGTGACTCCGTGTTGGCCGGGCAGCCGCTATTCAGCGGCGCGAGGGCGTCAGGCGGCGCAACCGTCGCCCAGGTCAGGACTTGGCTCGGCCGTGCGATCGACAAAACCCGTGGCGCGGCGGAGACGGTAATCGTTGCAGATGTCGACGAACTGCGCCGGGTTACCGGCCGGCCGAACATTCCCGATGACGTGGAAGGAGTGTACTTCCTCGGTGGTCGTACGGTGTACCTCGTCGCGAGCCGGCTGCCGGACGCGGCGACGGCGCAGCGCAAGTTCGCGCATGAGATGTTCGGGCACCTCGCCCCGGAGCGGTACGAGGACATGCGCCGCGCGGTGACGATGGTGCAAAACCTGCGACGCATGAAGTCGCAGAGCATCACCGCGCTGTGGGACGAGGTATCGCGGCTGCAACCTGGACTGACGGACCTGCAACACGCGAAGGAAGTCATCGCGCTCATGGCCGAGCGCGGCGTGAAGAATTCGATCATGGACCGCTTGCTCGCGTGGGTGCGGCAGACGCTTCGGTCGTGGGGCGTCAACATCGAGCACGCGGAGGCGGAACTGCGCGCACTCATCGGTCGCGCTGCCCGTGCGCTCGAATCCGATGCGCGGCTGTCCGCGCGCGACGAAGCGAGCGTTGCGGATGCCGACGCGAAGGATGATGTGTCGCTCGATGCCGCGCTCGGCGCGATGGACCTGGCGCGCTCGCCGCTGATCGAGTCCGGGGCGCCGCTGGAGCAGTTCTACGAGCGGCCGGCTGATGTATTGGACGGCGACGCGCTCGACGTGAACCTCGAGGCGCTTGACGACGCCATAGCCCGGCACTGGCTGCCGCAGTTCTCGCGTGATGACGGCAGCGCGTTCGCGGCGGAAGTGCTCGTAGAACTCGGCGCGGTGGATGAACTATTCAAGCGGCCCACGACCGGCGCCGGTACTGTGCGCGAAGCTCTTGCCGCTATTGCGCCGGACATTGAGTGGGGCGGCACGGAACTGCCAGTTGAGGAAAGTGATTGGTTCCGCGCGGAGCGTCGGCACGTCGCCAAGCTTCCGAATGGCAAGCCGCTGTATGTATACGAACGTGGCCGCGAAGTCTGGATCGACATCAGTGACAGTAGGCGTGGCGGTGGCGGTGATGCCGCTTATCAGGCCATCGCGGACTATGCCCGCAACACTGGCCGCCGCTTCATCGGTGATCCGATGGGGCTGTCGGCGGATGCCATTGTTCGCCGGACTTACCACATGCTCTCGAACATGGTCCGGTACGGCGACCTGCGCGGCTTCGAGCCGGCGCCAGCCCAACTGGAGGGCGCGCCAGATCGTAGGATTGCACCGCTGGCGTGGCCGGCGGACAATGCAGGCCGGTTCCGGGCGCTGATCGAGTCGTTCTATCAGACGCATCGAAACCTGTACCCTTGGATCGAGAATGTTCGATACAACTTTGCCGAAAGACGATTTGTTGGTGATTCAGCAGATCGACTCAATCAGGCAGTACATCATGGGCCTTCCTCCCCTGAGTCCCGAGGAATTGGAGCGCCGCAGGCGGGGCGCCGAACGCTGCGAGCGGCTGTATTCCTCCAATCCCTCCTACGCAGCGAAAGCAGCGAAAGACCCGCTGTACTGGCACAAGTTCTACGCCAGCCAAGTGAACTGGTAACGAAGGGCGGGCTCGACCCGCTTTTCTCTCGCTCTCCACCCGAAGATCCGCAGCTAGCCGCCGACCGCCGAAAAGTCATGGCCGCTGCCGGGCACGCGGCGTTGCCGCTGCGCGACCGCTTGCGCTTGTTTCTGCGCAAGCACCTCGACTTCTCGAAGCTCGCCGCGCGCCAGTACATCGCCAACAGCTTCGCCTCGATCGAGGCGTACGAGCGCCTTATCAACGCGGGGCAGTTGCAGGATGCGTCGGTCTCGCCCTACAAACAGACGGTCGCGACCCAGAACCTCGGCTCGGTGATGAGCGCGGTGCTGTCGCACGGCGTCCCTGTCTGGCGCGACGGGGCTTACGTGGTCGCGGACGACGGCCGAAAGGGCATCACCGACATCTTCGCGCCGCTCGTGAATCACCCTGCCGGCAACCTTTTGCCGCAGTGGGAGTATTACGCCGCGGCTCGCCGGGCTGCGCGTCTCATCACGGAAGGGCGCGAGCGACTTTTCACGCAGGACATGATCGACCGCGCGTTGGAGCTCGCGACGACGTATCCCGAATTTGATGGCGTATTCAACGACTGGCAGACCTTCAACAAGCAAGCGCTCGACATGGCGGAGGAAGCCGGGCTTCTAAATGCCGAGAGTCGCGCGATCTGGGAGCGCAACGACTACGTGCCGTTCTACCGGGCGGTGGAAGCCGCGTCCGGTCGGCTGAATCCGGTCTCGCTGAAGAAGGCGATCGCGAACCAGCGCGCGAAAATAAAGCGGCTCGTTGGCGGAACCGCGGCACTTGAGGACGTGTTCGAGTCGATGCTGATGAACACGGCGCACTTGGTCGACACGTCCTTCAAGAACCGAGCCGCGCAAGCGATCGTCACGCAGTTCGACGGCGTGGCGACCTCTCGTGCGCCGAAGGCCGCACAGCCCGTCCGCCTGTCGACAGAGCGCGTGCGCTCGGCGCTCGAGGCCGCGGGCATTGAGACGCTTGGCGATGCGGAAGCCGAGTACATGACCTTCTTCCGCGCGGTAGCGCCGACAGACAAGAACGTGGTTTCGGTGATGTTCGATGGCAAGCCGAAGTATTTCGAGGTGCACGATCCCCTGCTGTTGGAGTCGATTGTGCAGATGCACCCGAGCGAGTTCTTGCGCCGGATCGACGTGTTCGGCCTGCTGTCGGGCTCGAAGCGGCTGCTCACGCGAGCGGTGACTGCGCTGCCGGGATTCATCGTCGCCAACCTCATGCGCGACACCCTGTCGAACGTGGTGCAGAACGAGAACAAGAAGATCGGCGACATGCTGAAACTGACGTTCCTCACGGAGGCGGCGAAGGGCTTCAAGGATTACGTGACCGACAATCGTGTCGTGCACGACCTCATGATGGCCGGTGCCGGCGGCGACCAGATTTACGACAACGAGCGCGGGACACTGAAGAAGATACTCACCCGCGCGATGCAGGATGCCGAAGCCGACGGCTTCCTCGATACCGTGGTGTCTCCGCGGCGGATCTGGAACGCCTACCGCAAGTTGCAACAGGCGTCGGAGAACGCGAACCGCATCGCCGTGTACCGCCTCGTGCGCCAGCGCGGCGGCTCGCATGCCGAAGCCGCGTACCAGGCGCATGACGTCCTGAACTTCCAGCAGCGCGGCTCGCACCCGTTGATGCAACTGTTGGTGATGACGGTGCCGTTCCTCAACGCCCGCGTGCAGGGCCTCGATCGCTTACAGCGGGGTTACGCCGCGAACCGCATGGGGTTCCTGCTCAAGGGGCTGTTGCTCACGTCGGCAACGCTGGCGCTGATGGCCGCTGGCGATGACGACGAGCGGTATCAGGAGTTGGAGGAGTGGGATCGCGACCTGTATTGGCACGGCTGGATCGGCGACACGCACATCCGTATTCCGAAGCCGTTCGAGATCGGGGTACTGTTCGCGACGCTGCCCGAGCGCGCCGTGCGACTGATGCGCGGTCAGGACGCCTTTCGCACGACGGCAAAGTCACTCGGTCGAATCCTGTTCGACACCTTCGCCTTCAACCCGACGCCGCAACTGGCGAAGCCAGTGATCGAAGCGTGGGCGGGCAAGAGCTTCTTCACGGGGGCGCCGATTTTGTCGATGCAGGACAAGAACGTGCTGCCGGAGGCCCGCTACCGGCCGTGGACGTCGCCGACGCTGATCGAGCTCGCGAAGGCGATGCCGGACGGCGCGCCGGAGTTTCTACGCTCGCCCGTGCAACTGGAACACCTGCTGCGGGGATACCTCGGTGGGATGGCGATGTTGGGGCTGGAAGTGTCGGACACGGTGACGCGCTCGGCCGGCGGGTATCCCGATGCGCCGGCGAAGGCGTTCCACGAGCACGTGTTGCGGCGGTTCGTGCGAGTGGGCGAGCCGCGGACGACGAAGTGGCACGACGAACTGTACCGGATGCTTGATGTCGCAGATGACACCGCGCGCACGATCAAGAAGCTCGGCGCCGAGGGGCAGATGGAGGCGGCGCGCCGGCTGGCGACAGAGCGCAAGGAACAGTTGCTCGTGCGCCCACGCTTGAACGACATCGCTCAGGAGATCCGGAAACTGAGTGCGCGGGCGCGCATGGTCCAGTCCTCGTCGATGACCGCCGAGCAGAAGCGGGCGGCGCTGGAGAAGATTTACGCGCGCCGCAATGAACTGGCTCGCATGGTCGAGCCGTACGCCCCACTGTTCTAACTTGCGCTGACGGATCACTCGGCGAGCATCGGTACGATGCAAGCCGCCTCCGCTGAACTGCACGCTGGCGATGACGAGATCGCCGAAATCGCCGCGCAGTACCTCTACGATCCCTGGGGCTACGCGCTCGCCATGTACCCGTGGGGGCAGGCGGGGACGCCGTACGAAAAGTGGCCGGATGGGCCGGACGTGTGGCAGTCGACGGTGCTGCGCGACATCGGCGCGCACATGTACGCGGTGGCGACCCACCGGGCTCCGGAGCCCACGACGCAGATCGCTGTGCGCAGCGGCCACGGCATAGGTAAGTCCTGGCTTATACAGACGCTAGTGCAGTGGTTCCTGTCGACGCGCGTCACCCCGCAGGTCGTCGTCACCGCGGGCACCAAGACGCAGCTCGAAACGAAGCTCTGGCGCGAACTCAACAAGAACTACCGCTACACGCTGAACGCGCACTGGTTCGACTGGCAGGCGACGTCCTTCTCGCTGAAAGGCGAGGGCAAGCAATGGGCGGCGAATGCGATCCCGTGGTCACGCGATAACGCCGCCGCGTTCCAGGGCACGCACGAGCAGGACGTGCTCATTGTTTACGACGAGGCGAGCGCCATTGCCGACGAGATATGGGAGGCGTCCGAGGGCGCGTTCACCACCCGCGGCGGCCTGTGGATCGCGTTCGGCAACCCGACGAGCGAGACCGGCCGATTCTCTGAGTGCTTCGGGCGCTTCAAGCATCGCTGGCTGACGTACACGATCGACGCGCGGAATGCGAAGGCCGCGGATCACGCGAAGTTGCAGGAGTGGGTCGACGACTACGGCGAGGACAGCGACTTCGTGCGCGTCCGCGTTCGCGGCCTCCCGCCGAAGTCGTCGGAGACAGGGCTGATCTCGGCGTCGCTCGTGCAGCAGGCGGTCGACCGCGACATCGAAGAGGACTTCATCCCCGACACGATCCCGCGCGTGTGCGGGATTGACGTGGCGTATGGCGGCACCGCTCGCACAGCGCTCGTGTTCCGTCGCGGCCCCATTGTGACCGCGCGCGACATAATCCGGTTCTCGGAGTCGAATCACATGCACCTCGCGGACCGGATCGCGACGCTGCTCTCGACGGAACGGCCGGACGCCGCCTTTATCGACGCGCATGGCGCTGGCAAGGGCGTTTATGACCGGCTGATCCAACTCGGCTACACGAACGTCATCCCCTGCTACGCCGGCGATCGCTCGGCGGTCATCGAAAAGCTGCTGTACTACAACCCGCGCGCGGAGTGGTGGAGCCGCCTCGCGCGCTGGCTCACGGAGTCGAAGATCCCGCCGGACAACGACCTGCGCGACGAACTCGTGGCGCAGCCCGTTCACTACGACACCGCGCGCCGCCTCCAACTGATGTCGAAAGAGGACATGCGCGAACTGAATCTGCCGTCACCCGACACGGGCGATGCGCTCGCGCTGACCTTCGCGCAATCGGTCGCCCCCGTTCGCATGCCGGGATTCTCGGGCCAGAAAGGCTTGCCGGAGGTCGTGTAGGGCAGGGCTTGCGCTGACAGTGCACGTAGATAGGTTCGCGCTGGCAAGTCCAACAGGTTGAACGTGGAGGCTTTATGGGCGCAGTGGAATCCATCGGAGTGCTGGCCGCCGTAAGCGTGCTCGGCTACTTCGGCTGGCGCATCTACTCGAAGAGGAAGCAACGCACGGAAGGCGCCGGATCAGGCGGTGGCGGCGGCAGCGGCCCGTTCGATCGCCCGAACAAGCACTGATTACCCAAGGGGTGAACGTGGACAACAGAAATCGCGACCCCTTGGCGATCACGATTGCTGTTGCCGGCCTGCTCGTGCAGACGGGCATGTGGTTCTACTGGTCCGGCCGGCTCGAGCAGCGAGTCACGAATGTCGAGACCACCGTATCCGCGACCGCTTCTCGATCGGCTCTGCACCTCGAGAAGGACAGCCAACAGGATGCGCAGATCGCCGTCACCGTCGCGCAGTACACGGAAGTGCTGCGTCGATTGAACAACATCGAGACGTCGATCGAAAGACTGCGGTGACCTACGTACTCGGTGCCCGCTCACTGCGACGGCTCGATGGCGTTCACCCGGCGCTCGTGAAGGTCGTGAAAAGCGCGATTCTCGTCACCGCCCAGGACTTCTCCGTCACCGAAGGCGTACGCACGCTCGCAAAGCAGCGCGAGTACTTCACGAAGGGCAAGTCCCGCACGATGACATCCCGCCACCTCACTGGCCACGCCGTCGACCTGACGCCGTGGCGCGCCGGCGGCTTTCAGGACTTGGAGGCGCCAGACGCGCTCGCCGCGTATCGCCGAGTCGCCAAGGCAATGAAACAGTGCGCGCTCGCCGCCGGCATCGACATGGATTGGGGTTACGACCTATGGGGGTGGGACATGCCGCACTTCCAACTCAACTGGAGCGCGTACCCGGCCTGAAAGGGGCGAACCGATGGAGACCGTAGCCAACATCTTCGCGTTCGTCGAGTCGATGCTGAAACATGTGCACGTCGTCTCCTTGTTACTCGGCCTGACGATCTCTATCGGCTTCACGCAGTGGGCCAAGTTCCCGCTGCGCCTGTTTGCCGATGCGCGCAACTACCCGATGCGCGCGTTCAAGTTCTTGGTGCGCACGACCGCGGCGACCGTCGGTTTCTTCGGAACGTGGATCACGTGGCCCGAGGGCGGCAAGTGGGCCGTAGTGTGGGGGCTGTTCACCGGCTTTATGACGCCGCTCGTGTACACGGGCAGCGTGCGGGTCCTTGCCCGCTTCTGGCCGTGGCTCGCGGACAAGGCGAGTACGGACCGGCTCGACGACAGCGATGAGGCTGGCGTATGACGGAACTGGTCATTCTGCAGCACCCGCATCCGGCGCTGCGCATGGTCGCGGCTCAGGTCGAGACCTTCGACGCAGCGCTCGCCGACCTTGCCGCGGAAATGCTGCGGCTCATGTACGGCGCGCACGGCGTCGGGCTCGCCGCCAACCAGGTCGGCGTGCTCTCGCGGCTGATCGTGCTCGACGTGAGCCCGTCGCGTGTCGACCCGGTGGTCATGGTGAACCCGGTCATCCTCAAGGCCGAGGACACGCAGATGGTCCGCGACGGGTGCCTGTCGGTGAACTTCGGGCGCACGTTCGCCTACACGACGCGCGCGAAGCGGATCAAGGTGGCGTATCAGGACCTCACCGGCGCGCCGCGCGTGGCGAAGTTGTCCGGGTTGAGTGCGGCCTGCGTGCAGCACGAAGTCGACCACCTCGACGGCAAACTGTTCATCGACCTCGCCGGGCAGAAGGCGGCCTGACATGTTTGGATGGATTGCGACATCGCTGACATGGCTCAAAGCCTTCCAGGGCCCGTGCCTCATCCTTGCCGGTATCGCGTTCCTCGCGGGGACAGGCGCCGGAGGTTGGGCTGCCTACAAGATCACGGAGTCCCGCGCGCTCACGGCGGAAAACGCGCTCGCCAACTTCCGCGCCGAGCTCGCCACCCAGTCGGCCGAGATCGAGCGCGAGGCCGCGGCCAGACAGAAAGCAGCCGCAGATGAACTGCGCGAGCGCGATCAATTCATCACCGCGAGCGTGGACGCTATCCCGGCGGAAGTCGCCCGGCTCGTTGCCCCGCAGTTCGCGAAATTGAGGGAATCCGTCAATGACACGCGCTTTGATTGCCTGCGCCTGCCTCTGCCTGAGCCTTACCTTGACGGCCTGCGCCGGGCAGCCGGCAGCGCCGCCGCGAATCCTTGAGGTCCCGGTAGTTGTCCCACCGCCCGCCGCATGCGCGCGGATACGGGCGCTGCTCCTGCCGTCAGGGTACAGCGCGCAGGACGTGATCGAGGCGCAGCAGCGGTTGATTCTCGAATACGAAGAGCAGGTGAAAGCGTGCGCTGCGGCTAGGCCACCTTCACCGTGACCTCGAAAGTCGGGGCCCATCCATCGAATCCCCTTGGGGACGCCATAGATAGGCCCACGGCGGTCCGGTAGTACAGGCGGCAGCCGAGGTCCTTATCGAGGACCACGCGGTCGACGAGCGACGGCAGGGCCTTCCGCGGCCCCCCAAGTTCCAGTAGCAGGGCCCGCAGTTTCGTTGGCGTCATCGCCTTCGCCTGCTTATGCAGGGCCGACTCCGCCTCCATTTCCGCGAGCTCGGCGCGCAGTGCCGCGATCTGGCTCGAGCGCTCTTCGACAAGCCTTGAGAACGTGCCGCCGTCGTCGACAGTCAGTGCGAACGCAGCCGCGCGGCTCTTCTCTTTGTCGAGTTGAATGAGCCGCTCGCGCAGCGGCTTGCCGGGGTCTGCGGCGAGCCCCGTCGATCGCGCGGCCGCGATCAGTCCGGCGAGGAACTCGTCGGACCGGATGTCCTCCGTTACCTTCGTCAGCACCGCGCGGTCGACGACCTCGCACGGGACCAGCTTGCCGGGGCCGTTCGCCGATCGGCGCAGTTTGTAGTACCGCCCGCCCTTGCCCGTCCACGCCGCGCCGTCCGGCGTGACGAGCAACCCCGTGAGCAGGTACGACGACGCCGCGGCCTTCGCTCTCGACACCGCAGCGCCAACGGGGCTGGTCATCAGGCGAGCGAGAATGCTCTCGGCATCGGCGTCCGTTATCAGCGCCTCGTGCGTGTCTCGATGCACGACCCATTCCTCACGCGATCGCCGCTTCGTGCCGTGGCCAGGCTCCTTGTGCACGTTCCACACCGTGTGGCCGGCGTACGTCAGCGCGTTCCACTCCACACCGATCAACGAGGACGGATTGCAGGTGAGGCCCAGGGACTTCATCGTGACATTGCGCGGTTGTCCGCTGGCTCGCGCCTTGAGATAGCGCCGCATGCGCTCGGCGTCCGCCCCGCGCACGAGCGTCGACTTCATCACCGGCTTTCCGTCGCGCATGGCGCCGGTCGCCGTGTGTTTCAGCCGGTAGCCCATCGGCGCGCGCCCGCCAGCCCGAAAGCCGCGCGCGACGTTTTCCCGCATGCCCATGAGCCCCTTGTCGCGACTCATCAGCGACAGCACTTCGTCCATCGCCTCGAACGAGCTCTCAAGGATTACTTCGGCAATGGGGTCGACGTCGGCGGGCATACGCGCGTACACGATGGCGACGCCCCGCCGCCGGGCCTGATGCTTGAACGCCTGGGCGATGTAGCGGCGGCGCGCGAGGCGCGATGTGTCATAGATGAGCAGTGTGTCCCACCCGCGCTGTGGGTCTTTCAGCGCTGCGAGTAGGTCGACGAAACCGGGACGACGATCCGAAGAGCCTGACTCTACCGCGTCCTCGAACTCGCGAGCGATCCGCAGCCCGCGTGCCTTCGCAAGTGCCGCGAGCTCGCGCCGCTGCGCGCTGATCGAGACATCACTGCGGTCCTTGCTGCTGCGCAGGTACGTGGCTGCGTTGTGGCTCATCGGTAGGGCGCTTCTCCATCAGTTCCAACACGAGTGGCAGCACGACGAGCGGATCGGGCGCGCCGACCGACGGCAACATCGTGACTTGATGAGTGTGCCGCTTCTTTTCAGGCATTTATGGCTCGCCGCCGGCAGCCGAAAGCGGCTCTTCGTGCGACAACGCGAGCCCGTGCTGTTGACCGCGATGCGTCGCAAGCATCGCCGCGTACTCGCCGTTGATCTCGCAACCGATGAATTGACGGCCGAGTTCGAGCGCGACCTGTGCGGTCGTGCCGCTGCCCATGAATGGATCGAGAATGACATCGCCTGGGCGAGAGCCAGCGAGTATGCAGCGCCGCGGAAGATTGCGCGGGAACGTGGCGAAGTGCCCCCCACCGAACGGTTCGGACGGCATCGTCCACACCGAGCGAGCATTGCGCTGAGTCACCAGCCCGGCGACAGCGCCGCTGAAACTCTCGTTCTGACGCGGGCGGCCGAACTTCGTCCCATCGCCCGTTGACTTCGACTTTGCATGCGCTGCGGGCGTGTGCGGCCCATCGCCACGTGCCCATCCCGCGGCCTTCGGGTTCACGCCTCGGCCGCGCGCATTGGCGGTGCCGCTCACCGGCTCTGCGATCGCGGCAGCGTCGTAGTGGTAAGTCTCAGACTTCGCCAACAGGAAGATGTACTCGTGGGATTTCGTCGGTCGATCCTTGATCGACTCTGGCATCGGATTCGGCTTGCAGTTGTGCGTAAGGACTCCGGATGCCAGCGCAAATAAGTGCGGATTATCCTCGACTGCGATGTCCCAAAATCCGCGGGCTCGACTGAGGCGAATCTCTGAAATCTCGCCGCGGTCCGCCTCGTTCCAGTGTCCGCTGCGCTTCCATCGCCATTCACCTCGGAAGGTTGGTGCATCGCCGTTCTGATAACTCGCCGTTTCGGGCCAGAGCGCCAGCGTCGCGCCGAGCCGCGCAGCGGCTGTACGCAGGTCGCGTTCAAGCGAATAGTTTCGGCAGAAGCCGAGGCGCCAACGGGCGTTTGCTGTGTCGTCGTGACCGTCTCCATCGAGATAGCCTTGCACTACGCGCATCAGAGCGTCGTTTGGTAGACGCCATGCGGCGACCTTCAAGTGCTTGTCGATGGCGACCGATCCGCCGATGTATGCGTCAATTAGCGAGTGCAGGACCGCCCCGTAGATTCTTACCGCAAGCGATCTTCCTGTAATGGTGTGGCTGCAAGATCCGCCGTAGTGCTTCGCAATCGCCTCGATGCGAGGAAGCCAATCTTGCTCGTCAGCAGACAGCGACAATTGACGCGCGTTCGCGTTCCCGCTGCGACTTCCCTCAGCAAGATACAATCCGATCAGCCACAGCGCGTCGTTGGTGATGTATGTTGGACGCTCGCAATCATCCGGCTCTGGCAACTTGCATGACCGTATGATGTCGCCAACACGCAGGTCGCGTGCCATTACATTGCCACGCTGCGTGGGCCAGAGATGTCCGCCCGTACAACCGATGCGCTCTCCGGATCGCAGCACGAGTTCGATGCGCTTTTTGTCGTTGTTGCTCGGCCCCCATCCGAGCACGCCCGTCCACTTCTCGCCGTTCCACAGACGCACTGTCTTTGGGTTAAGGCGCACCAGGTCTTTCACCATCACGGGCATGTCACCTTTCTGTGTGCGCGCGTAAACCCAGGCGCCCCCGGAAAGGCACCACACGATGTCGCTTCGCAAGTACCAACCCGCGTCCTGCAGCGCGAAGGCAACGCGCCACGGCTGTCCCATCAGGTCCTTCGCTTTGAGCCCGGCCGGAGGCCTCCGATTGGCCTCGCGCATGGCCACGCTGTTGCGTGTTGCGGTGAAGCGCCGGTCAGAGCGCTCGCCATTCTTCCCCTGCCAGCCGGCGCCGCCGTTCTGCGCGTAACTGTCGCCCAGGTTCAGCCAGAGCGTGCCGTCGTCAACGAGCAGGTCGCGCACGAGGTCGAACACTTCGACCATCGTGTCCACCCACTCGTGCAGGCTCGGCTCGAGGCCGATCTGCCCGGCGGCTTGGTAGTCGCGGAGCCCGAAGTAGGGGGGGCTGGTCACGCATATCTGCACCTTCACGCCGTCTGCAATCATCTTCCGCATGAGGTCTCTACAGTCGCCGACGTGTACGCGGTTGAGCCAGGTCACGCCTTGGTCTCGTGTTGCGCGCCCACGATTCTCTGCCCGCAGTTACGGCAGCGCCGCACTCCGCTGGTTATCGGCCCGCCGACATCCTTGTACGTCAGCCCGTGCACGATGTCGTAGATGACTTTGCGGTTGACGACGTGAAAGTCCGCCAACTTCTTGAGCCCGCAGCCAAGCCGATATTGGTGGCGGATCGTGCGAACGGTCGAGTCTGCGAAACGGCGTCTCACAACAGCGGCCGTTTGCTGCAGTCGATCAAGTCGTCGAGAGTGACGGCGCTCACTGGCTGAGTCTTAGGAACTCAATCACCCACACCCACGGGTTCTCGTCCCACGAGCCGGGGCCGCTAATGGACTCCCACATTCGCCGGTAGCACTCCCGCGCCGTCGTGCCGCTCAATACTGTCCCGCACGCGAACACGCCCTCAGCGACTGCATCCGCCTCGGTTATGTCCTGCAACCGCTGCACACGTACGTCGGTGACCCTGAGCGTGATGCGGGACATCGCACGAGGCATGTGGATAGGTGAACGCCACCCGCCATGTGCAGCGACCTTTGGCAGGCGTTTCAACTGCGCGGCGTCGAAGTCCGCGCGGTATAGGCAGTCAAAGTGCGGGGACGAGTGCCACGTCTCCCTTACCCAGAGCGTCGTCCCACCGACACGATGCCTTGAATTGACGATATCGCCGGGTTCGCCGTAGGGGCAGCGCATCGACGTGATGCCCCGCACTTCGTTCATGTCCACCCACGCGCCGCTTGAACTGTGGAACGGCGCAATCGGCTGCGGCTTCACCACTCGGCGCGTCTGCGACTTCCTGCCATACAACAGAGCGCGGATCGAGGAGGCGCTGAAAATTATAGGACGCTCGTTCACCCGCCAGCCTTCAGTTGTTGCAGTTCGATGGTGAGAGGCGCGCCGAAGTGTTGAGCCGCCTCCATCAGCGCATCGTCCAATTGCCGATACACGTCCGTCCTGAACGTGACGTTGTAAAATGAGTCGATGAACACGACCGAGAATCCTCGGAACGGGTCAATCACGAGATTTGCATGACCGGAATCCATGCTCATGTCTTTGCCTCCTGCTCCTTCGCGAGGGCTGCGCGGATGGCGAGGTAAAGATCGGTTTCAGTTCGCAGGTGCGGTTGAACTCGTTGGCGATAAGCATCCATAGCGGCGTACACAGCCCCACTCGGCTCCTCCGGCATAACGACTAGCGCTGCGAGGCGCTCGATCTCGTCGGCAGCATCAGCGGCGATACTTGCGTCCGAGTGCTCGAAGCGCGCGAGGGCGCGAAGCTGATCGACGAGTGTGCTCATGGCACCCCAGGATTCGCCTGCGGGAACAGCGTGCCGTCGTGCTCTTCGAGCAAACGCAGTCGAATCGTCTCTGTGCCGATGATGGTTCGCTGACTTTCAAGTATGGCTCGGCCCTTCGCGTCGAAGCTGAAGTCAGAGTGCCCGCCTCTGTTGAAGCGCGCCGCACCGAGTCCAGCGGGGTCGCAGGGAACCTTCAGAAGCCAAACGGGTTTTCGTTGGCCCAGCTTGTCGAAGAAGTCGAATCGTTGCCACGGATTGTCAGGCGATTCTGTGTTCACGCCTGCTCCTGATGTGTCGCTTCCATTTCTGCGGCCGCGTTCTCAATCTTCGCCAGTAGTTCGGTCATCGCCGCCGCGTGCTGTCGTAACATCGTGGGCGCGGCGTGCAGACCTCCGCGCCAGTTAAGTTCTTCCAGAGACTTGACGATGCCGCCGATTGCTCCAGCGTTGTACGATTTGAGCGTGATGCCCGATGCCTTCTCGAACTCGGCCACGGCGTCGCGCAGGTCTCGGAGCTCTCGCGCGGCAATGCCGCCGGCGCGCTCTAACTGAGCCCTGTACATGCGCTCTTGTTCGCGCGTCCGTTCTTCTATGGCCGAGCGCACATCGGGGCTCGATATGAGATCGTCCTGCAACTTCCGCAGCAGCCCAACCGTGAATCCCCAGGGCATGTTGTCGCGGTCATTGGGCAACTTTTGCGCCGGGCGCTGCACGCGCAGCCCGTGTTTCGTCGCCGTCATCCAGCCCCAACACGCCGGGATCTCATCGACCTTCGCGACCGACGGATCGCCTGTGACCAGCCAAAAGTAGTCGCAGATGGCGACGAACGGATCGGCTTTGTTGACGTGCTTCAACTCGCGCAGCCAGTCCGAGCGAGACACTTTGAGCTCGAACGCGGAGACGTTTCGCCCCACGGACTTCCAAATCCCGATGGCAACGGCGTCGATACGTCGGCGCGCGTCGAGACTCACGGCATCGGGCACGTCGAAGAACAGGGCGTAGCGAACGCGGTCGTACTTGGCGCGAAGCAGGTCCTCAAGCTGCGCGGTCGTCAGCTTCGGCTCGTCCTCAAGCGCCAGTTCTGGGGAACTCATGTGACGCTCATCGGCGCAAACAGGGTCAACGGCGTATCCGACCGAATGAACAGCGGATGCTTCGGGCTGCCGCCCTTGTTAAATCCGAGGCATTGGACGTCGCCGTAATTCGCGAGAAGTTTCATCACCGGCTGCGCATCCTCTTGCTTGGCATGTCGTCCCCAGGCGGCGACGATGATCTGCGCATCGGCCGCCAACTCGAACAGGTGCTCGCGGTTGTGAGGCCCGACCGGATACGGGGCATCCCACAGTGCGGCGGGATACGTCGACCGATATGCGTAGACATTGCCGACCGAAATCGAGCCGCAACCGTTGGCCTTCGCAATTCTCACGCATGCGCGGATGGTGTTGTCGTCGCGCGTGCCGTCAGCCGTACTTGGGTTCAGCATCACGAACAGCATCCGAGGTCCTTCGGCTTCCCACCGACGATGGAGCTCGTAGCGGTACTGCTTGCAATGGCTGAACAGCGCGTACCTCTTCACAAAGGTGCTCATTGGAAAAGGGCCTCCGCCGTCCAATACAGCGACCCGCATTGATCGCATCCGTTGCGATAGCGCTCGCCGAACTCGCCGGGGCAGTCCTGCCATACATGGCCGCACGCAACGCAGGTCATGCGCTGCTTCTCGTGCGCGTGGCACATGGGGCATCGGCGCGTCACTTCGGCGCTCGTCAAGGCAGCGTTCTCCCGAGCACGCCGTACAGGTAGTCGCGCAGTACATCTGGCGCGCCGCCGTGCACGTAGAAGTGGTTGAACACGAGATCCGCAGAGGCGCGAAGGTCCAATTCACTCGGAGAATCGACGGGCTTCTTGGCGCGTGCGTCGAGCTCGCGCACTAAGTCTGAGGTATCGACATCGCCAAGGTCGACTTCCGCTCGTACGACTATCGTCGTCACTGGCCGCTCCTCGCAAACGCGACGACGCGCGCGCAGGTTTCCACATCGAACATGCCGATGTGGCAGTCTCGGTCGTCGATCCCGAGGTGCTTCGCCAGCCGACGGTACGCTTCGCTGCGGCGGATCTTGCGAGACTTCCACAGCGGATCGAACGCATCGTGCGCGCGGATTTTTGCCGCCCGCAGTTCGGCATTCGCAAGGCGCCCGAGTGGATTCTCGGTGCCGGGATGGCAACCGACGTAAGCGTCGCAGGGTGCGCAGCGCCAGAATCTCAGGCGATCGAGGTCCGGCCGGTGCGGGTAGATGGCGCTGCCGCCTACCAGTTCGGCATGGCCGCGGCAGTATTCACAGCGCACCGCTGCACGAATTGACGTGCTCATGCGATCTCCATAAGGAGCCCGCGCCGCCGCCGCTGCACACGTGTCACACCAGGGCACGGCATGACGGGGAGGATTCGCGGCGACGGCACGGGCGATTCAGTTCAGGCCGCGCCAGCCGCGATACTCTTCTCCGACCACACGCGCACGCCGGGGATGTTGGCGGCGCCCTTGAGCGCGTTGACGACCGCACGCACTTTCGTCGGGTCGACGACCATGTACTCGCGAGGCACGAGCTTCTCGTCGGCGATCTCGAACCGCCAGACCTCGCGCGAGGACAACCCCGACACCTTCGGCGGCTCGCGCTGGATCACGGGGGCGACCACAGTCGCGGCACGCTCCTCCAGTTGTGCGGCCTTTTCTGGCTTGCCGGCTTCGGCCGCACGGCGCGCCTGCGCTTCGATGCGCTCGCGCTCCTTGCGTGCGGCTTCGTCGGCGCGGCGCTGCTCTTCAAGCCGGATGCGCCGCTGCTCGTCCTCGTAGCTCGTGAGCGCGCGCTTCAAGCGCATTTCGACTTCGACCAACTGTTCCGCTGGCCGTCGAAACATGTCGTTGACCGCTTTCAGGCCATCGTTGATCGGCTTCGTGATCGACACGCGCAAGGATTCGATCTTCTTCTGCGCGCCCTTCACCAGTTTCAGGTGCTCGGCGCCGGCGGTGAAGTCCTCGGCCGTGACGATCGCGTAGTCGTCTGACACGTGCGCCGCGACCTCGTTCACGAGGCTCGTGGCTTCGCGCACTTCCGGCGCGGCGGCGAAATCAGGTTGCATGGCGGTTCTTCCAATTGTTGAGGTTCAAACAACTTTGAAACATCGGCCAGTCGGTCGGCTCCGTGAACTTCGTGAATCGGTATGTGCCATCCGGGCGCAGGTGCAGTGCTGCGCGCGCGTGGCGAACCGCCATGCACTTCTCGTAGGCCGCTGTCTGGGGACCGACGGTGCGCGACAGCGTGGCAGTCGACTTGATGTCGATCAGCGTGGGGCGCTTGTTCAGCAGGCCGCGCACGTCGAGCGTGCCCGCGTAGCCGTAGACCGCGTTCGCCACCCGCTCTTCGCTCGCGGTCACGACGAAGCCGGACTCGACGAGGAACTTGTCGTACGCGCGCACGTAGGGCTCCAGTTGGCCGTCCAGCCGGTCCCAATCGAGGACGCCTAGGTTGTGCAGGTGGCAAGCCTCGTGCACATGCCGCCCGAACTGCGCCGCGGCCTCGAGCAGGTGTTGGGGCACATGCTCGAAGTCCTCCAGAAAGCGCAGCACTTGCGTCACGCTTGGCAACTTCTTGTCGCCGAGCGTGTACGAATGCGTACTCGGCTCGAACGACAGTTCAGCGTGCATTGATGCTGCGCAGGTACGCGAGTGCGTCGTTCACACGGTTCAGCGGCAGCGACTCGATGCTGTCGATCCTGAACTTGTGCAGGAAGTCGGTCTCCAGCACGCCGCTCGCGTCGATCAGTTTCTGGATCTCGCCGACTGGAACGACGTTTGGAGGCGGGGCCGTTTTTGGTGCGGCCTGTGCCGGTGCCTCGCCTTTCTGAACGGCAGCCGGGGCATCAGTCGCTGGCTTCGCCTTCGGTGCTTCCGTCTCTTTCGGCGCGAAGGCAAGCTCGATGGTCGTCTCGCCGTCCTTCACCGCCGTGATAAGGCCCTTGAGCGTCGCGAGCTCGTCGAGTCCGATGTCCTCCGCGCCCTTCACGCCGAGCGTGGCAAACACCATGTCGGCTGTCGCGCCCATTTTCTGCAGGTACGCGAGCGCATCGGTTCGCTTGTTCGCGAGCGTTTTGACATCGCCAACCGCAGCGCGGCGCGCGGACTCGTAGATGTCATTCCAGAATGCCTTCGGCACGCCCTTGAATACGGCATTGCGAAGCGCGATGGAGCACGCGGCGTTGCCTGTCACGCCGATCATGTCGGCGTTGTACCGCTTGCCCTTGCTGTCGGTGATGCGCCGGCGGACCTCGTACGTGATCGAGACGTTGCGCTGCAGGTCGTGGAACACGCCCTGGGCGGTGATGAAGTCCGCGCCCTCGTCGACGATGCGAGCTCCGGCGCGGCAGTTGCCCCACGCGCTCGCCACGATTTCGGCGAGGCGCGCGCTCGGGCCCTCGATGGTCTTGCCGGAGCGTGGCAGCGCGTAGAAGCACTCGCTGGCGACCTTCTCATTGAGCGTCGCCATTTCCATGCACTCATTGACGAACGCCTTCAAACTGCGCGGGAAGGCGCGCGCGGTGGCGATCTGCTGGTCGAGTTCGGCCTTCGATATGAGAGCCAGGACGCCGGCTTTGACTTCGGTGGCCTCGACTTCGCGCTCGACGTCCGTGGCTTTAGCGTTCATGCGGCCTCCGCTTCGTTCGCCACGCTTCCCGGCGGCTCGACCAGTTGCTCCGGAAAGCTCGAAGCATCGGAGAAGATGGTGCCGCCGCTCTTGCCGAGCGTGAACAGGTCGTCTTGGCTCGCGATCTCCACCTTCACCAATGCGCCTGTGATGAGGTTGATCGCCTGGGCGCGGTTCTTGGCGCGCACGAGGATCGGGCCGGCGAACCGCGTCGTGCCCGTGGTGATGTCGACTCGATAAATGCGTGTGCTCATGTCCGTCTTCCTGTTCAGGGGGTAAAAAGTCTTTCCACATGCGCGCCCACACGAGCCACAGCCACTTGGACGTAATCGCGCAACTGCTCGATAGGGATACCGATGACGCGCGCAGCGGTTTCTCCGCTGCATCGGCGCATGGCGGACCAGTCGCCGCGGTGCTGGAAGTATTCGCTCACGACTCGCAGCGCCGCCGCCTCGTTGACGTTGAGTTGCGTCGAAACAAGCCGATGGGCCAATACGCTGAATGCGCCGGCAAGCATTGCCTGCGCGGCGTCCGGTTTGCTCGTGGACAGCGACTCCAACTGATGAATCGAGCCGAGCGCGACGAGCAACGGGATTTCGCCGATCACTTCCGTGGATTTCATGTCAGACCTTCCCCGCCGCACCAGGCGGCGTACGAAGTGTGGCGGGATCAGGCGCGCCCAATTGCTTGCGATAGCGCGACTCCCGCGCGTACCAGCCGAGCCACAACCCGGCGACGAACGCGACTATGGCGACCACGATGGCGTGCACGTACGCGTCGGCAAGGGAGATCACGTCGCGCGCTCCTCGGCCAGCGCGCGCTCGACCTGCTCACGATGCTCTTTCGCCCACCGCTCATGTATTTCGCGGGTCTCGCGTTCGTGCTCAGGGCACAGGTGCAGCCATTCGTGGTCACGGTACTTGCAGCCGCAGGGTTCGGTGACGGGGCGGGTCATGTGTTTCTCTCCATCACTATCAGCCCGCCTTTCGTGCGTCCGCATCTGCCCCAACCGGCGGCGATAAAGCAAAAGCCAGGATTCCTTGAGGCGATCCGCGCCGGATCGACGTAGGTGTAATGCCGGCGATCAGACCAGAGACAATCAGCAATCTGATCCGCCTGTCGTATAAGTTCCGAGCTGCGATGTGCTGACTCGTTGCGGAACGCCGCGCAGTTGATGCCTGCCTGCCGCTCTCCGGTGCGCGTGTCGATGCAGTCGTCGACGAATCGACGCCAAACCCAGAAGGCGTTACCGTGCTCGGTGCGCAGGACGACTTTCTCGCCGGGGCCGGCGAACAGTTTTCGCGCGCGTCCGTCGGCGTAGCGGTAGGCGCTGTAGTGACGCTCGTAGAGTGCGAGGCAATCACGGTCGCCGTCCTTCGTGAGCCACCAAAGCGGTGTCGACACGCGATCCCTCCCTCAGTGCCGCCGCCACGGTCTGCGCGAATCGCAGCACGGCCTCGCGCGTGCGCAGGGCCAAGTCGTCCGGGCCCACGGTGTACTCGCGGTGCAGTTCGGTGAGATACGCCACGTTCGGCTGGCCGAGTGCGTCGAGATTCGTGAGAGCGTCGGCGCTCATGGCTTCGCCTTCATGAGTACAGCGCTGGCGTCCCTGCACCAGTCAAGCAGTGCAGGCACCAGCGGATCGTCCGCGTTCATGTGCGGCACAAGGTCCAAAGCCGTGACGAGCAGCGCGTGCATGTCTGGCGCGGTGGAGATCAGGCGGGCGTTGGCTTTCGCATTCGCGCCTTTGGCAACTATGTAACCGTCTGGAAGATCAACGTGCAGGTCAGCGAACTGCCACGGCCCCGGCGTGAACGCGGCGCTCATTCGCAGCTCCGCCAGCGGTGGCCCTCGATCACGAACCCGTCGACGCTCGCTGTCGTTTGCAGCGCCGTGCCGTAGCCCATCGGGTGGTAGTCGTCGAGGTACTTCGATCGCGCTGCCTCCGCCTGCGCAAGCGTGTCGAACTCGCCGCGTACGGTCACGTTGCCGTAGGCGTCGCGCCGTTCATGCAACACGTTGCGTGTCGCAGCGCTCACGACCGCCACCACTCGCGCGCGATCGCGACAGCGCCGCAGACACCGACCGCGATCAGCATGGCGATGAACGCGAGCGCGGCGACATCGCCGGCAATCATCGGTTCGGTGCTCACTAGTAGTCCTCCTCGATGACTTCGCCCACGTCCTCCAACTGCTGCCTGCCGTCGCCGCCGTAGCGCGACCAGCCGCAGTAGCAGAGGTCGAGACCGACGTGCGCCTCGCACTCGAAGCACACGTAGGCGCCGCAGTGGCGATTAAGCGTGATGCCGGTCGCGCTGCAGGAATCGCAGTCCTTGGTGCTGCGGCGAGGCTCGTCGCTGGCGCTCATGGCTGCACCTGCGCGAGGACCCGCCCGAGCTGCTGTGCGTTCGCCATCGCGCCGCGCTTACGGACGTAGCCCTCTGACGAGGCTCCGATGATCTTTCCGTTCCGCGCGCGCACGCGCCAGCGCCATTCCCGCCGATGGCCTTTGAGGTAGTAGTTGTAGCGGTAGAACTCGATGCGCGGCGTCACGACGCCACCTCGACGATCCGAATCGTGTCGCCGATGCTGAGAAGCCATCCCTCGATGACCCGGCCGACCGCATCATTTACGGCCTGATCGGGATCGTTCTCGTAGGCGGCGGCATCGAGCGTGAGTTCCTCGCGGTCCAACTCGCCGCCAGGCCCTTCGAGCACCACCGCGATTCGCTTCGCCGCGCTCACGACCGCACCGCCTGCGTCAGGACGAGCGCGCCTTTGTTGGCGAGGTAGCACACGCGCTCGACCGCGGCGTTGAACGCCTCGTCGCCGCAGTGCCAGTCGCTGATGAGGTCCTCTTTGTTGCCGCCGATCAGCAGCACGCCGAGGCTGCCCCAGGCGTCCAGTCGGTCGCGCTTGGCGAAGTGCAGGGTGCATTCTTCGACGCTGAACACAGAGTCCAGCACTTCCGTCAGCGACATCGGCTTGGGCGCCGGCATCGACGGTACGGCGTCAGCCTTGATGGTCGCGTTGTCGGCGAGCTGGTATTCCTCGCTATCCCACACAGCGACGGCTACGAAGCCGGCCTTGTCGAGCTCGTGGACCAGTGCTCTTGTGATGGCGTGCTCGATCGGCGCGCCGTAATTCGGGGCGTAGAGCCCCGGTTCAACAGATGCTGTGGTGTTCATAGAGTGCCCTTCTATGCGTTTATGCATAGCCATTCTAGGCTTCACGCGAGCAATGTCAATGCATAAATGGCTTGACCTGCTCAGCCGGGCTGCAACAGGGCTTCGAAACTATCGAGACGGGCGGCGGGTGAAGAGTTCGAGGAGCGCGCCAGCAGCGATGATGAGGCCCAACACGGCGAGCGCCTGAACAGTCGCGCCAAGACTGTCATCGCCGTACGCGGTGTAGTGCACCACGACAGCCGCTACGGCGAGCGCGCCGACCGCGCGCAGCAGCTCCAAGATCCAGACGAGACGAGCGGGCAGGGCGCCGCGCGAGGTATGCAGGGCCATCCAGGCGCCTGCGCATGTTATCGCGCCCCAGGCGGCGATACCGATCACACGGGGACCCACTTCCCGATCACGACGCCAATGATCTCGCTGTCGTGGTCCAGCGCAATGACTTCCGGCCCTGGCCACGCCGGATTCAGTCGGCGCAGGTAGCGGTGCCGACCCTCGACGACGAGCTCGCGGAACAACGCTTCGCCGCCAACACCGCCGCGAGCGATCACAAGCCTACCGCTCGTGGCGCGCGCATCCGGGTCGCAGAAGATCACGTCGCCATCGACGAAGCGCGGCTGCATGGAGCCGCCCGACACCTTCAGCGCAAACGTGTGCGGGCCGCAGGAATCCGGGCACGCGAGCCACCGTTCGACGTTCCTCTTCAGGGAATCCATGTCATCGAGCGCCTGTACTTCGATTGCGGCCCACGACACTAGGGGAACGCGGCGCGAAGGCGACGTGAACTGCGGCACACTGTTACCGTTTTGCGACAACCCCCTAGGCGGCTCGTCGTAAAAGTGGCCGACCTCGAGACCGAGCGCGTCGGCAATGCGCCGCAAATTGTCAGCGCTCGTGTCAACTTCTGCCCTACGGATCCGCCCGATGGTGGTTTGTGCCAGCCCCGCGCGCTTCGCGAGCGCTGCTTGCGTGCGCAACTCCACGTGCGCGTCCATCGCCGCGATCAACCGCTGAGCCACGATCTCCCGCGGCGGCTGCTTCCTTCTAGCCATCTGAGCATCTTGCAATGCGATGTCAGGCACGAGAGACTTGCAGTGTATGCATAAAAGGCTATGATCGGCGCTCCGAAGAGATACCCATGACAGAATTCGACGGCGAGTCGCTGGGTCCAGGCCCCCTTACAGACGGCCTGGAAAACCCGCTCTACGCGAAGGTGCGGACGTTGCTCGCCGCGCGCCGCGGGCAGTGGACGGTGATCGCGAGGGAGTCTGGGGTCACCTATCACACGCTCGTTCGCATCGCGAACGGGTACGTCGTGAGCCCCGGCTACCCGAAACTCGCGGCACTGGCGCGGTACCTCGACGCCAATCCCCCGGCAAGCGATGCCGCCTGACGTGAAAACGCCGTCGCTTGCGCCTGTTTTCCCTGGGGATCTCTCATGACCCAATCATCGCCGACGGTCGATGCAAGCGCACGGAAGATGGTCTCCACGGTATTGCAGGTGCTGCAAGAGCCGGGGCGCGCGGTGGCGATTGCAACCGCGCTCGGAGTCTCTGAATCGACAGTTTCTCGCCTGAAAAATGAGCACCTAGAGACCCTGTGCAGCGTGCTCGCGTACGCGGGGCTCAAACTCGTGCCCGCCGACGCTCACGTCGTCGCGAAGGACAAGATCGAGGCGCTGCTACTGTTCGCCAAGGCCCACCTCGCTAGGGTGGAAAGCGCCGCCGACCTCACCATCGACAGCGGGCCATGAGCGAGGGCAGGACCATGCTCCCGCCTCGTTCATCGCTCGACCTCGAAATTGATCGCGCGTGGTGGCTGTTGGTCACGGCGCCGGACATGGACATCCGCGTGCTCCGAGCTCAACGCATGGCGCGCCTCCGCCGCCTGCGGCTCGAGGCCCCGCCAGCGGCGACGAAAGCCGCCCCATGAGCGGCTGGATCAAGTTTGAAAAGTCGCTGGTGGAATCGCTGCGCTTCAAGCGATTCGCGAAAGCCCTGTCACGCAGCGTAACGCGTCACGTAACGCATGGCGCCATCAGTGACGAAACAGTCGCCATCGGAGGTCTCGCGCGACTGTGGATGTACGCCGACACTCACATCGCCGAGAACAACATTCTTGAAGCCTCGCTCGACGAGGTAGACGAGATCGCCGGCATTGAGGGATTCGCCCAAGCACTGCCCGTCGACTGGCTTAAGGTCGTCGACGCGAATCACGTCGAACTCCCGGATTTCCTTGCTCATAACGGCACGTCCGCCCGCATGCGAAAACTTGGTGCCGAGCGCCAAGCCCGCTATCGGCATCGTAGCAAGGATGCGTCACTACGCAGTGACGTAACGAGGCGTAACGCGTCACGTAACGCCAGTAACGATGCTAGACCAGACCAGACCATACCAAGACCAGATGTAATAGCAGCGTCCGTTCCACATGGAGCAAAGAGCGAATCCCGACTGAGTTTCGAACGTTGCCGATCGACGTACCCGAAGGGGCTGTATACGGGGTCGGCATGGCTGATGGCAGAGCGCGAGTTCTACCGCCGGATCGACGAGGGCGCGAGCGCCGCCGAGCTCGTGGCAGCCGCCGCTGAGTACGCCCTGCAGCAGGACGCTCTCGGGAACACCGGCACGCAGTTCGTGATGTCGCCGGCGAAGTTCTTCAACGGCACCGGGGCGTGGCGCGGGCCCTTTCCGCTGCCGATTGATCCGAAGGCGAGCGAGGCGGGGCGTGCCCAGGCAGCGAAGGCGAGCGCGCTTGAGCGTGAGGTCGCGGCGGCGCGCGCCATCGGTTGCCCGCTGCAACCCGATCCCGCCGACTGCGCGGAGACGTATGCGACGCGCGTGCGCCTGTGGCGGCAGGATCAACCGAGGTCGGTCGCGTGAGCGCGTGGAGTCCCGACAGCGGCGAGCAGTTCGATTGGGTGAATCGGCGCGACCTCGGTATCGCGCGAGCTCAACAGCGCGCAGAGCGCGAGCACGAGGGATGGACAGACCTTGCCGCCGAGTACCTGCGCGACTACTCGACGCGCGTTGCTCACGGTCAGCCATTTCTGCTTGAGGACGCGCGCGATGCGAGTTACGGGCGCGTGGTGAGGCCGTCGAACGACAAAGCCTGGGGCGCGGCGGTGCAGCGCGCGGCGAAACGCGGCTGGCTCGCGAAGGCCGGCTATGCGCCGGCGCGGAGCTCGAACGGCAGCCCGAAATGCACGTGGAGGGCGAAGCATGCGTGACGACGACGAGTTCAACATGGCGCAGCGCCATCGCTTCGGCGACGAGTACGGCGGCCCGCCATTCAGGCCACCCGAGCACAGCCCCCTCGTCGAGGTCCTGGGCGCGTGCGCGCTGATCGTGCTCGGCGTCGCGTGCCTCGTGCTGCTCGGGCACTTCGCGATTGAGTTGCTGTCGTGAACACGGTCGCGCACGACTTCGCGAACGAAGCATGGCTCGTCAATCGCCTGGGCAGTTTCGGACACGTGTTTGCCGGCGTCACCGACCGCGAGATCCGCAAGCAGCGAATTCGCGAGGCGATTCGCGAAGGCAACCTCGAGCACGCCATCGCCGGCGGCGCGAAGCGCGGATCGCCGGAGACCTTTGCTGATGTGTTCAAATGCCTGTACGGGGAGGACCTGTGAAGCGCACGAAACTCACGCTCACGCGGCGCATGGCTCGATTAGAGCGGCGCTTGCAACTCGCGAACAAGGAGGCCCGTCGCCGAACCGCGCTGACTGACGCGCATGTCGCTGCGCTACAGAGCGTGCACGAGCACTGCCGCCGCCTCGCGACGCACGTCGAACGGTTGCTCGCCGAGAACCGCGAGTTCAGGGCCGATCCACGCTTGTCGTTGTCGAACGGCACGCTGCCCCAAGAGCAGCAGCGATGAGCACGACGAACCAGACGCCGCCCGCAGGCATACGCATCGAGCGCGTCGCCAACGGCTTCGTCGTGATCCCGGAGGGGTTCGAGCGCAATGCCCCGATGCTTCGCGCCGACACGCTCGTGTTCAACACGCTCGATGACCTGTGCTTGAAGCTGGAGGCGTGGTGGGGCGACCGAGAGCCGCGCACGCTTCCGCCGGTCAATGCCGCAGTGTTGCAGGCGTGGCGAGACGCAGGGGCGAAGGTATGACCCTGCGCATCGGCTCACTGGCCCAATGCTCGCCGGAGCTGCGCGACCGCATCGAGCGCTCGGCGTCAGGCCCGCGCCGCGAGACCCCGCCCTTCGCCCCCTGGGACCTCACCCGGCGCAACAGCAAGTTCAATGCGAAGAAAGTGCGTGTCGACGGCTTCGTGTTCGACTCCACACTCGAAGCGCGCCGCTACGGCGAGTTGAAACTGCTTATGCAGGCTGGCGACGTGCGCTGGTTCGCGCTGCAGGCCGTGTTCCTGCTGACTGGCGGCGTCGTGTACAAGGCCGACTTCGTGATCCACTGGAAGGACGGCACGACGACGGTCGAGGACGCCAAGGGCCTCGATCGGCAGGTGAGCCGCAACAAGCGCAAGCAGGTCCGCGCGCTCTACAACGGGCTCGAGGTGTTGTTATGGCCGCCCAGGTAGACACGACCGTCGCGATTCCTGCTGACGAGATCCGCCTCGTCATCGAATCCGAGCTCGCGGAGCGGTTTCTCGGTTTCGAGCGACGCCTGTCCGACCTCGGCACGTGGCTGTGGCGGCCGAAGGACGCGCCGGCGTCGCCCTGGGTGGATGCGCCGCCGAACACAATGGGCACGAAAGAGGCCCTGCCGACGCTGCTCACGCTGCTCGGGACCGCGTGTCACGCCCAGGGGCTGGAGTGGTCGATCATATATTCGCGCCTGTACCCGAGTATCGTCGGCGGTGAGCCCACACCGAAGTATTCTGTGGCCGTGTACGCGCGCGCGCCCAACGAGCCGCAGCGCAACCTCGTGAAACTCACGCACGTCGACGACCTGCACGGCGCCATCGGCATCACCGTGATCGAAATGCACGGCGGCAACATCCACGACGCTCACCGCAAACTGTTCCCCGGTCGGTACCTCGCCGGCGCCAACGATTCGAGAGTCGATGAGCAGATCCGCCAGTAACCCGGAGTCGGTGCGCGCGCTGTTGCGGCAGGACCTGAGCGCGCCGAACGATCCGAACGAGTCCATCGAGCGACGGCGCAATTGGCAGGCGGCGCGGTTCGGAAGAGCGGCGGCTGCGCACCAGTTCGCCGCTTTCTACGTCGAGAGCGGATTCAGTTCTAGCGGCGCGTACGAGCGCATGCGCCCCGACATCGAACTCACGACCGCGCAGAAGAAGACGCGCGGCGCGCGATGGGTGCTCGACCGCCGCGTGCGTGAGGCGGTGATCCGCCTGGTCGAGCCGGCCATGCAGCGCGCGGCACGCACGTACGACAAGATCCTCGCGCAGCTTGAAGCGGAGATGGACGCCGACATCTTCGAGTTCATCGAAGAGGGCAGTGTGCCGGTGAAGTTGCAGGATAGGGTGGAGTACGTCACCGGCATCCGCTACAAGATCGACCCCTCGGAGTCGAATGCGCTGCGCCGACGTGCCGTGCGCTCGATCCGCGTGCAGGACGGGCAGGTGACCCACATCCAGCTCGCGGACCCGAATGCCGCGCGCAAGCAGTTCGTCGACATCGTGACCCGCCTCGAGCAAATCCGCGCCGGGCAGAAGGGCAAAGACGGGAGCCTGTCGAAGGTGCTGCGCACCCGGCTGACGCGCGCCAAGGAACTGCAAGCTGCGGGCGCGAAGAAGCTGCCGCTGCCGCCGAACGTCACCGATTTCAAGATCATCGACGGGCAGGTCATCCCGGAGCGCAAGGGTGCGTAACGGCCGAGCGACGCACGCACGCACGCTCGTACGTGCGGGCACGCGCCTCGTGTGTCCCAATCCGCTGTGCCGGGCGCACGTCGCCACGTTCCGCTACGACGTGTTGAGGGGAGCGCCGGGCATGGACCCGCGCTGGTTTCGGTTCGAGCCTGGGCAGACGCGCGAGGTCGGTTCGCCAGCGATCTGCTTCACGTGCACAGAGCAGGTGATGAAGGCGGAAGTCGGGCTGATCGACGGCAAATCCGCGTCGTGGTTTTCGATGCACACCGACAACGGCTGGATCGCGCTGCGCTAGGCCCTTGCGCTGACAGTTCCCTCGGATACGTTCGGGCGCCATGCCCACGGTCAAGCCCGCGCCGAAGCCCACGTTCAGACAGACCACGCTGACTGACGTCGTGCGCCGGGCTGAGGGGCCGATGGCGTACGCGCGTCGCAAGCGCTACGTCGAGTACGAGTTCGGCGGCGGTCGTGGCAAGCCGCGCAAGTTCTGGGGCAACACGGACGGCACGCGCTGATGCTCTCCAACGCTCAATGGGCGGCGACCGTGTTCATCGCCTTCGGCGCGGTGCTCGTCGCCTTCGGCATGTGGAACAAGGACACGAAAGGCGCGATGTTGATTGCTGGCGTGATCGTGATCGTTGGCGCGGTGCTGTTCGTCGCCGCCGCATGAAGGTCGCTCTCGCGCTGCTCACGCTCGTGCTCGCCGGCTGTGCCGTCAGCGCCGAGCGCCGCCCGTGGATCGAGGCGGGCATGGCCTACGACTTCAAAGACACCGTAGGCAGCAATCCCGCGTGCATCGTGCGCGTGCGTGCGCCCGTGCACTTCGGGCCGATCCCGCCGGGAGGGCTCATCGTCTCCTACACGCATCACTCCAGTTGCCCGGACCTTGACGACGCGAACACCGTCGATCAGGTCGAGCTCGTGGCCAAGTTCTACCTGGGGCGCGAGCGGTGAGCGGTAACCCGCTCGATCCCGTCGGCGAGCCCGAAGGCACGGTATTCGATCCCGGCGCGCTGAACTGCAACGCCTCGCTCGTGCTGCTCGTGAAAGGGGCTGCTGACGCGCTCGAGCGCGAGTATCCGGGCTGGCTGTGGGCGATCCAACCTGACGAGCTTGGCGGCGTCATCAACATCTTCTCGATGCGCCTGTCCGGTCAGTGGGGCTACACGCTCAAGACCTCCCGCGTGCAGGAAGATGCGCGCAATGCCGCGGTGCTGAAAGCGGGCGGTGAGTTACTGGAGCGCTTCGGCTTTCGCCCTGGCCCGTACGACGCCGACATATACCGCGCGACGCTGCGGCACTTGGGGCAGATGAGGGCGGACGTCTCCGACCTGCCCGCGCGCACGCAGCGCGAGTACAACACGAACATGCTGCAGAACGCGGTCGCAACCGGCCACGCGCGAATCCTCATGGACGCTGACATCGCCAAAGCCCGCCATGTACCAGGCGACTGAGCCGCCGGTCAGCGGATCGCCGGCGAAACTCGCGGCGGAAGCGATGGAGGCGGCGTCGGCTGCCGAACGCGGCGACAGCGAGGACGTGTCTGCGCCAGAGGTACTTGCCGAGGGCATGACCACCGAGCAATGGACGCAGGCGGCGCAGCGCGCCCACTTCTCCAGCACGAACTGGTTCGACGGCAGCGTCCGCGCCACGCTCCAGCGCAACTACAATCATTTCCACTCAAAGCACGCGCCCGGCAGCAAGTATTTCAACGAGCTCTATCGGCTGCGCGCGCAGTTCTTTCGCCCGAAAACAAGGGCGATGACACGCCGGTCGGAGGCCGCTGTTGCCGTCGCTCTGTTCTCGACGTCAGACCTGCTCGATGTGTCGACGTGGAACGACGTGGACAAGGATCAGCGGGACGCCGCTGAGGTCGCCAAAGCGATCCTGCAATACCGGCTCGAAAACACGCTGCCGTGGTTTCAGACGGCGGTCGGCGCGACGCAGGACGCGGCGATCGCCGGTCGTGTCATCGCGCGGCTGTCATGGCGCTACCGCACGGAGCAGGTGGAGTCGATGGTGGCTGACGAGGACGGGCAGGTCCGCCGCGAAAGTAGAGACGAAGTGCTGGAGGATCGGCCGTGGATTGACCTGGTGCCGATTGAAAACGTGCGCTTTGACCCTGCCTGCGACTGGCGAGATCCGGTCGGCACGTCGCCGTTCTGGATCGAGATGATGCCGATGTACGTCGGTGACGTGAAGCAGATGATCGAGCAGTCGAACGCCGAGTATCGAGGCCGCTGGTACTTCGACGTGCCCGATGCGAAGTGGTGGAGTTTCACGAAGCGCGACAGCGACAGCATCCGCCAAGCACGCGCAAGCGGCCAAGTCGATCCTTACGAAGAGCGCAAGGGCCTGCCGGACTTTGAAGTCGTCTGGGTGCACCGCTACTTCATGCGGATCAACGGCACCGACTACACCTTCGACATGATCGACACGCGCTCGATGCTGTCGCGGCCGCGGCCCGTACGCGAAGTCTATCCGCACTGCGACTACGGCCAGCGGCCGTACGTGAGTGGCACGGCGGCTGTCGAGGCTCACAAGCCGATACCGACAGCGCCCGTTGGCATGGTCGCGGAGACACAGGGCGAGATCAACGAGCTCGCGAACCTGCGGGTTGATGGCACGCGCCACGCGATTCTCGGCCGCTGGCTCATTCGCCGCGGCGCGCAGGTCGACGTGGAGACGCTGAAGTACGGCGTCGCGAATTCGGTGGTGTCGACCGAGAACATCAGCAACGACGTGAAAGAACTGAAGCAGCAGGACGTGCCCGCGTCCGCCTTCAACGAGGCCGATCGGCTGAACGTCGACTTCGATGACGTCGCCGGCAACTTCTCGCTCGCAAGCATCGCCCCGAATCGCAAGTTGCAAGAGACAGTTGGCGGCATGAATTTGCTCAGTGGCGACGCCGCCCAGGTGAAGGAGTACGAGATTCGGACGTTCGTCGAGACCTTCGTCGAGCCGCTGCTGAATCAGTTGTATGCGATGGAGCAGGTGTACGAGACCGACGAAGCGTTGCTGCGCGACATCTGCGAGCACACGGACATGAGCGTCGAGCGCGTGCTGGACCTGCTCGCGTTGAAGGTGAAAGTGCGGGTGAACGTCGGCTTCAACTCCACGAGTCCCGAGCGGCGCATCCAGCGTATTACCACAGGTATCAAGGCGGTGGCGGAGCTCGCGCCCGAGAAGCAGCAGCAGATCAACGCCGCCGAAGTCATCAAGGAAGTGTTCGGCGCGCTCGGCTACAAGAACGGCGAGCGGTTCTACGCGCTGTCCGAGAGCGATGACCCCGAGAAAGAGGCGCTGAAGCAGGAAGTCGCGCAACTCACGGCGATGCTGCAGGGCCGACAGATCGAGGCGCAGTCGCGGATCGAGGTGGCGAATATAACCGCCAACGCGCGGCTCCAGCAGGCGGCGATGGACGGCGAGTCGCGCGAGCGCATCGCCATCCTCGAACTGCAACTCGAAGCCAAGCGCCTGCAACTGGAAGAAGTCGACCGCGTGCTCGTGACCGAGGTGAACGAGGTGAAGCGGCGCGAACTCATCCTGCAACGCGAGGCGCTGTCGCACGAGATCCAGCAGGACAACCGCGAGTTTCTGATGATGCTGCGCGGCAGCGCGAAAGCGGAGGGCGCTGACGAGGGACCGATGGACCTGCCTGGCGATGACAAAGCCGGTACGATCGCGCGCGGCAAGTTCGGCAACATACCGTTTGCAGAGGGGTAGGCTGTGCCGGAACCGACGCAAGCCGACTTCGACGCGATGGACCGGCGCATCCGCGCCGGGTTGGGGCCGGAAGCCGGCCTCGTCGATCGCCTGCAAGACGGAATCGACCTGGTGGCGCTGCTCGACCTCCCCGCGGGCAAGGCGCTGATCGCCGAGTGCACGCGGGTCGCGACCGAGTATTTGCGCATCCTAACGGCCGAAGAGCCGCCGTCGGCAAACGACGAACGCACGGCACTACTTGCGCTGAGACTCAACATCGGCATTCTCCGGCGCATGGCGACGACCGTGACCATCGGCAAGCAGGCTGAACAGATGATTCGGCAGCGCGATGCCGAGGCGCCGCTGCTCGCCGAGGATGACCAGTAATGCCGGCCGAGAATCCGAGCGAAGTCGTCGACACGGGCCAGCCCGCGGGGCTGCCGGCCGATGGCGTCGCCGCGGCGGAACCAGCCGGCGACACGCCGCAGGCCACGATTCGCACGTCGGATCACGAGCGCGCGGCGATCATCCAGCGCTACACGGAATCGAATCGCGCTGCCCAGGATTCGTCGCTGAACGCAGCGCGCGGCGCGTCCGAAGCCGCGATGCAGGAAGGCAGCGACGGTGTTTCTGCTCGCGCCGCGTCAGCCGGAAATGGCTCACAGGCAGCCGACGCCTCACCCCCAGATACCTCGTCGACCCCCGTCGAGAAAGCCGCAGCGCCGGAGTCGGAGACAGCCGCTCCGGCGCTGCGCACTGTGACCGTGAAGGTCTACGGGACCACGCTCGAGGTGCCGATGTCGACGGTCGAGGCTGCCGGCGGCATTGCCGCGTACCAGAAACAACTCGCGGTCGACGATCAGCTTCGCCGCGCCTCGATCCTCACGAAGAAGCTCGAGGAGCAACTGAATTCCGGGCAGAACGCGACCTCCGCGGCGCCCGCAACCACTACGGCCGCAGCCTCTCCACCTTCGGGCGAGCAGGCAGCGGTGGGAGGCAAGGAAGCCGCCCGCGAGGCGCTGGAGGCGCTGTTGGAGTCCGATGCGGATCGATTCTCGACCGCGCTCGGAAAGGCGATTGAGGGAACCGTGCAGGAACGGCTGCGCGAGGCGAAACCGGCGGCTACGACAGCCGAAGCACCGGCCACGACTTCGCGAAGTGCCGAGGAAATTGCTGCCGCGAACGACGTGTTCGCGCAGGAATTTTCCCACCTGGCGAAGCGCCCGGAAGTGTTTCAGGCCGCGCAGGAACTGATGCGCGCGAGGATGTCGTCGCCGGAGTTCGCCTCCGTGCCGCTCGACATGCTCGCTCGCGACGTCGGCGCGCGCGTCATGAAACTCACCGGCGCTCCGCTTGAATCTGCGCCAGCCAAGGCCGATACGCCCGCACGCCCGCGTGCTGACGTGGCATCGAGGCTGGAAGTGCGGCGCACGGTGAAAGCACGACTGCCGGCCGCTGCTTCGACCACGGCGGCATCGAGCACCCCCAATCCGCCCAAGAGCCGCGCCCAGGGGATCTCCGATTACATCAAAACCCTGCGTTCGCGCAGCGGTTCCAACAGTGCCATCGCCGAGCGCGGTGCCCGTTAAGGAGAACTTTCAATGAGCGGACAAGTTTGGCAGGTCGCGTCTGAGGGCGGCTACATGTACTCCGACGAGCTGTCGGTGTACCTGCGAACCGTCGTGCAGCCGGCGATGCGCTTCCGTCAGTATTGCGACGCGAAGGACGCGACGGAGGCAGGCACCGGCAAGACCTACGGCGCCGGCGACAAGTTCACGTGGAACGTGTACTCCGACGCGCAGGACGGCGGCGATCAGTTGGTCGAGAACGCACCGATCCCGGAAACCAATTTCCGGATCACGCAGGGCTCGCTGACGATCACCGAGTACGGCAACTCCGTGCCCTACACGGCGAAGCTCGACAACCTGTCGCTGCATCCGGTGCAGGAGGTCATCAACCGCGTGCTCGGCAACGACGTCGCAAAGACGCTCGATGGCGCCGCGTACAACCAGTTCCGGGTGACGAACCTCAAGGTCAACGCGGCGTCTGGCACATCGACGACCGACGTAGTAGTCGTCGACACCGGCTCGATCGGCGTCACGAACAACATCGCCATGAACAAGAACCACGTCAAGGCGATCTCGGACGTGATGAAGGAGCGCAACATCCCCGCGTATCAGGGGAGCGACTACTTCTGCGTGGGCTGGCCCACGACCTTCCGCACGTTCAAGAACGACTTGGAGGCGCTGAATCAGTACGTGGATCAGGGCTTCCGCCAGATCATGAACGGCGAGATCGGCCGCTACGAAGGCATCCGCTTCATCGAGCAGACGCACGTGGCGAAGGGCGGCGCCGAGGACAGCACCTCGTACAACTTCCGCACGACCGACCCCTGGAACAACGCCAAGAGCGACTGGGCGTTCTTCTTCGGCGAGGACACGGTGGCCGAGGCCATCGTCGTGCCGGAGGAGATGCGCGGCAAGATCCCCGGCGACTTCGGTCGCGACAAGGGCATCGCCTGGTACTACCTCGGAGGCTTCGGCATCGTCCACGCCGGTGCGGGCAACAAGAACACCCGCATCATGAACTGGCAGTCGAACGCCTGAGCCGGCGCACCTACAGGAAGGACAGCAGACATGGGCTACAGCAATCCGATCCAGCGCTCCTACGGGCTCAAGGGTCACGCCTTCACCTCGGCGATCACGCGCGCGATCAAGCCGCCGCCGAAGTGCAACCGCGGCCGCATCACCGACATTCACGTGTCGGTGACGGTCGTGTTCACGGCGGTGACCACGCAGGGGTTCATCAACGTCGGTACGGCTGGCGATACCACGAAGTACGCGAGTCTCGGCATGGGCACGGCGGCGGCCAACACCGCCTACAACTCGCGCGACTTCCCCGCCGCGATCAAGTCCGACATCGACATGACCCGTGACAACGTGACCGCGATCCAGTACGCGATCGTGGCGCCGACCGGCGGCTCGCCGACGGGCACGGGTGACTTCGACATCGAGATCGCCTGGTCGTAGTACCAGCGGCAACGTGTGACAGGGCGGGGCCTTGACCCCGCCACTTTTCGACAAAGGAGCCACGATGAGCGGCAAGCGAGACTGTCAGTTGGGTTCTGGCCTGGAAGCCGGCGTGTACACGAAGGACTCGGCGAAGGGCAAGGCGGAGCGCAACCCGTCCAAGACCAGCGACTACCAGAACGACTCCAGCGCGCGCCTGTCCGCGGGCAAGCGCGTGAAGGGCGCTGGCGGCAAGCACAAGTTCGCGTGAGCAGGCCCACATGAAGGGCCCGCTGTACTACGCGACCGTGGTGGAGAAGCCGCCGGACACGCACTCCGGTCGTGATCCGAGCGGGCGTGACCGCGCGCGTGTGACGCACGGAACGCCGCATCGCTACGACTCGAACTTCGATCGCGACGAAACGGGCAACACCGTGACCCGCGCCGAACTCGAGAAGAACGCGGGCGAGCGTGAGCGCGGCGCTCGCAATGAGGACGGGTTCTCGTCGCGCATGCCCTTCAACCGCCGAACCTGCGGGTACTGACATGGCCTTCAAAAAGCGGGCTGGCGCGCCAGCCTTCAACCCCGCCGAGCCGCACGGCACGCTGTACGGCAGCGGCGATGAGAGCGACATGGCGGGCGTGCGCTACGTGCAGCGCGGCCACTACTACGCCGCGAATCAGGAGTACGTCGGGAGTGACGAGTCCGCGTCCACCGTTGCCGTGAGCGCGGCGCCAGTTCGCGAGGTCAATCGCAACGAGCGCTTCGTCGAGCCGGAAGAGGCGACCGAACTGCTGAAAGACCCGCGCGCGGCGAAACTCATGTCGTCGAGCCTCGATGAGCTTGCGGCGATTACGAAAGAGCACGGCGGCCCGCAGTTCGGCGGCGACAATGCGCTCGCGCTCTACACAGCCTGGCTGCTGAAGTTCGCGGTCGAATGACCGCGCCCGCGCGGTCGTGAACTACCTTTCGCTCTGTCAGGATTTCGTCAGCCAGTTCGGACTTGCCGGCGGCACGGGGCCGACCACTGTCGTCAACCAGACCGGCGAACTCGCGAATGTCGTTCGCTGGATTCGCGACGCCGAACTCTACCTCAACAACCTGTGGGTCGACTGGCGGTTCCTGTGGCTGCCGTACACGGGGACGATCGCCGCGGCCGCATCCGTGCCGAGCGCGGTCACGCAACCGGGCGTGCGCGTGCGGCTGTGGGAAACGCACAAGCTGAAGATTCGCGTAGCGTCACCACTCGAACCCTCTTGGTCGACGCTCGCTTTCCTCCCGCGTTCGCAGTTCGAGCGACTGTACGACCCCGACGTGTCGACACCGGGGCGCCCGGAAGCGTTCACGGTGATGCCGGACAACACCATCCAGTTCGACAAGAGCGCCGACGTTATCTACGACGTGAAGGGCTCGTACTTCCGCTCGCCGGAGCCGATGACGGAGAACGAGCACTTACCGCTCATGCCAGCCGAGTACCACCGGCTGATCCTCGTCCGCGCCTGCATCATGTACGCCGACCGCGAGGACGCGCCAGAGCTCGTGAATGGCGCGACCGCCGAGTACCCAGACCTGCTGGAAAAACTGGAAGCCTCGCAACTTGAGGGCCAGTTGAACCGACGGCGGTCGACGACGCCCGATGAGCACGTGTCCGCCAACACGGAGCGCTGGCTGTGAACCTCGCGGAAACGCGAGCGGTCGCGCGGCGTACGGGGGCGACGCGAGTCGTCGACAGCGACTACTTCGCGCTCGAGGGCGGGCTGAACGTCGTCGACGCCTCGCTCAAGGTGAAGCCCGGAGAGTTGCTCGGCTCCCTGAACTACGAAGCGAAGGCGCGCTCGGGCTATGAGTCACTGCGTGGCTTCGAACGCTACGACGGCCGGTTGCTCCCTTCGCTCGCGCCCTATTGGGTGCTGAACTTCGACGGTCAGGCGAACGTCGCGAACGACGCCTCCGTCGGCTCGACGGTGACCGCCGGTTCCGGCGGAACCGCGGTCGTGCTCAAGTTCGACGACCCGAACAATGATGGTATCGGCCGGCTGATCGTTGGCCGACTCGTCGGCAGTTTCACCGACAACACCTCTCTCACCAGCGGCTCGTACTCGGCGCTGTTGAACGGCGCGCCACAGCAGAACACGGCCGCAACCGATGAAGAGGACGAAGAATTCCGCGCGCTCGCGATCGCGGATCAGCGCGCGCAGATAGCCGCTGTGCCGGGCGAAGGCAAGGTGCTTGGCGTCGTGATCTATCGCGGCGTGACCTACGCGCTGCGCAACAACGTCGGCAACACAGCCGCGGTGCTGCACAAGTCCACGACAACCGGCTGGACGGCGGTAAGCCTGGGGTGGAAGCTGAAGTTTACTGCCGGGCAGGCGGCTGCAGTCGCGGAAGGCGACACGCTCACCGGCAACACGTCGACCGCGACTGGCATCGTGCGAAAGATCGTGGTCACGGCGGGCACGTTCGCGGGCAACAACGCCGTGGGCTACTTCATCCTGACCGGAGTCAGCGGCACGTACTCGAACGGCGAAAGCCTGCGGGTCGGCGGCACGAACCGGGCGACAGCAGACGGCGCGAGCGCTGCGCAGACGCTCTCGCCGAATGGCCGGTTCGAGTTCCGCGTCCACAACTTCTACGGCCACACGCGGACCACTCGCCTGTACGGCGTCGACGGCGTGAACAAGGCGTTCGAGTACCAAGACGGAACGGGCGAGTTCTTCTGCCTCATCGACACGGGCATGTCGCAGGACAAGCCGAATCACCTTGCCGTGTGGCAGGGCCAACTGTGGCTGACGTTCCCCGGCGGCAGCATTCAGAAGTCCGGCGTGAACGACCCGGCGCTCTTCACCGTGCTGTCGGGCGCCGCCGAGCTCGCAATCGGCGATGAGCCGACGGGGCTGCTTGAAGAAGTCGGCACGGTCATGTTCATTTTCTCGCGCGACCGCACGAGTTACATCGAAGGAAACCCCGCGGACGGTTACGCGCTGCGCACCTTCAACCCTGAAGTGGGGGCCTTCGAGCACACGATCCAGCGCATCGGCCAAGGCACGTATCTCGACGATCGCGGCTTCGCCACGCTCGCAACGACCGACCGATTCGGCAACTACGCCGGCAATTCGATCAGCGAGAAGATCGCGCCGCTCATCAAACCTATCAAGACGCGCGCGATCGCAAGCTGCATATCCCGCAACTACGACCGCTACCGCTGCTTTCTCGACGACGGGCAGTTCTTCTCGATCACGTTCCGCGACAGAAAGCCGATCGCGCACATGCGCTGCGAGTACCCGAAAGTGGTGCGCTGCGTGTGGAGCGGCGAGGACAGCGTTGGCGACGAGCGCATCGTATTCGGTTCGGACGACGGATTCGTGTACGTCGCCGACTCGGGCACGAGTTTCGATGGGGCTGCCATCGTTACGTTCATGCGCCTGCCGTTCCATCACTCGCGCGCGCCGAGCCGCGTGAAGCGCTATCGCGCCGCCGAGTTCGACATCGTGCTCGAAGGCAAGTGCTCGGTGTCGATCGGTGTCGACTACACATACGCGCGGGCCGACGTGCGCGGCGATCCGACTCGCGTCATTGAACTCCTGGGCGGCGGCGGATTCTGGGACGTGAGTTTGTGGGATCAGTTCCGCTGGAACGCCGGTTTCTCGGCCCGCGCCAACGTCAAGTTGGAAGCGAGCGGCCAGAACCTCTCTTTTCTCATCGCGAGCAACAGCGCGGCGAACGCGAGCCATGCCGTCGACGGCGTGCGCTTGCTGCTCACCTACCGACGGCTCGAGCGGGGTGTGGGATGAGCCGATACTGGAACTGGACATCCAATCTGTCGCCGGGCGAGATCGCGCGCTCGCAGGAAGTGAACGACAACTTCAGCGCGATCGACGCCGGTCTCGATGCGGTCGAGCTCGAAATGAACCGCTCGATCCGGTTCACCAACGATTCCAATCCGGCAGAGTCGTACTTCCAGATCGCTGAGTCGCCCGCGCAGCGCGCGAGCAAGGCGCTCGGCTTCGACTCCGCTGGAAAGGCCGCCATCGTCAGTGTGCTGTGGAACTGGCGAGACGCCTGGCTTACGTCGACCGCGTACGCCGTGAACGATGTCGTGTCGCAAGGCGCGGAGAAATCGCTGTACGTGTGCCGCGTGGCGCACACCTCAGGCACGTTCGCAACGGACTTGGCCGCGTCAAAGTGGACGAAGGTCATCGACCTCACTGAGGTGTCACGTGCTATTCGCAAACAGCAAATAGTCACGAATGCGATGTCGCCGTTTGTCGCGACCGCGGGCGACGACCTGCTTGTCGACGTCGCCGGCGGCGCGGTCACGATCACGTTGCCGGCGTCGCCGTCGATCAACGATCAAGCCATCAGCATCACCCACATCGACGGGAACATCGGCACGAACAACATCACCGTCGCGCGCAACGGCAATCTCATCATGGCGCTCGCCGAGAACATGGTCGTGAACGACACGAACGCCGCCTTCGAGCTCGCGTACTCCGATGCGTCTCGAGGGTGGCGCCTCGTTCGCGGAACATGAGCACCTACCGCCTGCTGCGTGTGTTGGGTCCGCCGGGGCCCGTTGGCCCCAACGGACCGACCGGCCCGTCAAGTCCAGGCCCAACCGGACCTCCTGGACCGACGGGGCCGAACGGACCGAATGGACCCGCGGGACCCACCGGACCCGCAGGTCCCACAGGTCCAACTGGTCCGACGGGTCCCGCTGGATTGGGGCCGACAGGTCCCGCAGGGCCTCCGGGTCCGTCGGGTTCGCCGGGCGGCGCCGGTCCTCCTGGGCCTGCGGGCTCGACAGGTCCGACTGGACCGACCGGACCTACAGGTCCTACCGGACCCAATGGCCCACCCGGACCGACCGGCCCGACAGGTCCTACCGGACCCACAGGTCCCACGGGGCCCACGGGGCCCGCCGGACCCACTGGCCCCACAGGACCAGCGGGCGCAACGGGCGGACCCGGACCGACCGGGCCAGCCGGGCCCACCGGGCCCACTGGACCCACTGGACCGACGGGGCCCGTTGGCCCGCCGGGGTAAGGGCGAGCCCGTGCACTGGCTCACCATCGACACGCCGGACGCGATTTTCGTCGTGCCCGACAACGCCCGCCATCTGCTCGATCCAGATGGCCTGTGCTGCGCGTGCGAGCCGATCGTCGAGCGCGAGCCCGACTACCGCTGCAACGTCGTCGTGCACCGCGAGGATGCGTGAGCACGTATCGGCAGTTCGTGGTCATGCGCGAAGGCGGGCCGGGGCCGAGTGGCCCGATCGGCGTGCCCGGCACACCCGGCCCCACCGGCGGCAGTGGTCCCGCTGGCCCATCAGGTCCGCCCGGTCCCACTGGCCCGTCGCCGACCGGGCCAACAGGTCCAAACGGCCCGCCTGGCCCCACTGGCCCGTCGCTTCCTGAATTCACGGGCCCTGTCGGCCCGACTGGACCTCCCGGTCCTTCGCCGCCGGGGCCTCCTGGGCCGACTGGCGCGACAGGCCCAACAGGTCCAACCGGGCCATCGCCAACCGGACCCTCAGGACCGACTGGCCCAACCGGACCGACCGGGCCATCGCCAACGGGGCCCGCGGGGCCAACCGGCCCTACCGGGCCTTCACCGCTCGGACCGCCCGGCCCGTCTCCGGCTGGTCCTCCAGGCCCAACCGGACCTCCTGGGCCAACCGGCCCCACCGGACCTACGGGTCCAACAGGGCCTACAGGCATCAACGCGGGGCTCAGTCCTGTCGACAGACTGGTGATTATTCCGGAGCCCGGCGGAACCGTTGGCCCAAGAAATGCACCGACGATGCCAGCGTCGTACACCGGTGGCGCGCCCGGTACGCCGACCTACGGGTGGGCCTTAATTGCGCCGAACTTCCCAGGCGCGTCGTTCCAAAACCCGGCTGGAGCGTCGAGCCAGATTGTAGGTTTCCCAGGCCCGCTCGGCGCAGGAAATCCAACACAGGGCGTGCGGGTGACCGTCACAGACCCCCTCAGTAACGCCGCTACGCAAGACGCCATAGCGAGCCTGACTATCGAGGACGGGACTTAGGCCGTGGCGAACGTTGTTATTACCAGCGTGCTCCTGAACGGCTACAACCTCGACGGCGGGGCGAAGTCGGTTGAAATCGCGCGCCACCGCGATTGCGTCGCGCACCAGTTGTCGATCGCGATCACGCCGGCCGCAGGCTCGGGAACGCTGCGCGTGCGCGGCGTGCCGAGCGGCTCGAAGATGGCGCCAGTCATCATCAGCGCGGCGCTGGAGTCGATCGCGCTCAACGCCGGCAATCAGACGTTCGTCATTCAGGGCATGTTCGAGCACCTGGAGTTCGTGCCCTCGAGTCCGCCCGCGAACACGCTCATCACCGTCAGTCTCGTATCCACCCCCGGCGACCTGCGGTCGGGGCCTCCTGGACCCACAGGTCCGACGGGACCTGGCGGCGGGCCGCCTGGACCGCCAGGCCCATCCGGTACCGGGCCAACTGGACCGCCTGGTCCTACTGGCCCGAGCGGGCCGGCGGGACCCGCGGGACCAAGCGGGGCAAGTGGCCCCACGGGACCGAGCGGACCTCCGGGTCCAGCGGGTCCGCCCGGCGGGCCTCCGGGACCGACAGGTCCAACGGGGGCAGATGGTCCCCCAGGCCCTGCCGGACCCCCAGGGCCATCTGGCCCTGCAGGACCGACAGGTCCAACCGGGCCAACAGGTCCGAATGGGCCCCCCGGTCCCACGGGCCCCGCTGGTCCGAATGGACCGACGGGGCCAGCGGGGACGGCTGGCTCGGTCTGGTTCAGCCAAGCCGGCGCGCCGCCAGCGCCGACGGGCGTCAACGGCGATCACGCGCTCAACACCACGAACGGGGAAATCCTCGAAAAGATCAGCGGCACGTGGACGTCGCAGGGAAACATCACCGGGCCCGCGGGACCCACCGGACCCGCTGGCGGCGCTGGTCCGACGGGCCCCACGGGGCCGACAGGTCCCAATGGCCCACCGGGCCCCACAGGACCGACGGGCCCAACAGGGCCATCCGGCTCCGGCGACACCCTGCTCTACATGTTCCTGAATTGAGGCAGCCATGATCCTGCTCACCAGCACGTCCGACCTGATCCGCGTAGTGAGCTCCGGCACGTCGGCGCTCGATGTCCAAGCGACTGCGATGGACATGAACCCGACGAACACCGATCGCCCGACCGGCTATCGCAAGAACACGGCAATCACCACGGCCACGACGACGACGGTGGTCGAAAGCCCGGCGTCGAACGTCATCCGCTCGCTGAAAACGCTCTCGATCCGCAACAAGGGCGCGGGCACGCAGACGGTCACTATCCTGCACACCGACGGCACGACGGTCGTCGAAGTCATCGAAGCCATCCTCGCGCCCGATACTTCGCTCCAGTACCACGAAGCCGCGGGCTGGTGGGTGACGGACACGCAGGGGCGGGCTGCGGTCGTGAACTTTACGAACGTCGGCACGCCGGTCGCGGGCTCCGACACGATTACGACGCTTTCGTCGGACGTAACGAACAACAACGGCACCGCGAACACGATTCAGGACGTGACCGGGCTTTCGTTCTCGGTATTGGCCGGGAAGATGTACGACTTCGAGTTCAACATCGTCTACACCGCGGCGGCGACCACGACCGGCTCGCGCTGGTCGATCAGCGGGCCGGCGTCGCCCACGTACCTCGACTACACCAGCGAATACTCGCTGACGACGACGACGACGACACGCAACGCGCTGGTGCAGGCGTATGACTCGCCTGCCGCAAGCAACGCCACGAGCGCCGCGACCGGCAACAACCGGGCGTACATCAACGGCGTCATCCAACCGAGCGCCGATGGCACGGTCATCGCGCGATTCGCGTCGGAAGTCGCCTCGAGCGCGATCGTCGCGAAAATCGGCAGTTGGGTGCGCTTCCGCCAGATCACCGCATAAAACGACAGGACTGCCATGTATCACCGGACCGGATACTTCTTCGAGCCGCCTGCGCTCGCAGCCGACTACCCCTCGCATGTGCAGTGGACGGCGGAGAACGCGATCCTCTCGCCGCCGGACTGCGCGGCACTCATAGAGATCGCCAACCGCATCGGGTGGTCGCCGGCAGCCGTCGGCTCAGGTGATCGCATGCGAATCGACCCGGCCTACCGCTGCGTGAGCATTGCGAGTATCCCGTACACCGCCGAAGTGGCGTGGTTGTACGAGCGCGTCACATCGCGAATCCATTGGGCCAACTGCGCGTACTGGCGCTTCGACCTCACGGGCCTGCTCGAACCCTTCCAAGTCCTGAGATACGAAGCGCCGAAGGAGCCGGACGCGATTCCCGGTCACTACGACTGGCATCAGGACTTCGGCGCCGGGCAGATGGGGCGGCGCAAGCTCACGTTCCTCGCGCAGATGTCGGCGCCGAGCGACTACGACGGCTGTGACTTGACGCTGATGTCGCACCAGCAGGAAAAGATGCCCTACCGAAATGCTGGCGATGCGATCGCGTTCCCGTGCTGGACCCCGCACCAGGTGTCTGCGATCAGCCGCGGCACCCGCTACGCCCTGGTGAACTGGATTCACGGTCCCCCCTTGCGCTGACAGTTCCCTCGTATACATGAGGCACATGCAGACGCCCCTCACCGGAGCGAATTCGTGCGTGTGACCAACCCCGCCGGCCGTTCAGCGTCGAGAAAGGCGCGCGACGAAGCCGACGAGATCCGCGAGATCAATCGCGCGATGTTGGCGTGGTCGATGAACTCGCGCGCGGCCGCGTCGGTCCCCGCACGTGAAAAGTCGCGAGTCGATGGCCGTCTCGGCAAGTAACGAACCGGCCACGGATCAGCGTCGGTTGGGCCCGCCGCCGCCGACGAAGATTTACGACAGCGGTTCGCAACTGATCCCGATGCCGGGACCGTCGGACACGATCCAACCCATCACGCCGTCGGCGACGAGCATACCGTTCTCGCGCGAGGACACGAGCGGCGCGTCCATCAGGCAGCCGCAGGCGCCCGCTGCTCAGCCATCGCAAAGTGGCCTGCCGGGGCAAGGCGCGAGCACCGCGCAACCTCCGCCAAGCGCGCAGCCCGCGCTGATCCCGCCACAGCGCATGGCGACTGCTCCGGTGACGGCGGCACCTGTCGTTGCCGGCGTCAGCACGAAGGAGACCGCGGCCGGCCAACTGCAGGCGTTGTTGAGCGAGCAGTCGCCCCTGCTCATTTCCGCGCGCACGCGCGCGCAGGAAATG